CACATAGCCGCCATCGAAATACGCATAATCCGAGAAGTAGGTAGAAGATGAACCACCTTGTTCCCCGATAATGAAACCTGCATCATTGTTTCCCTGCGGAGCTTTCATATATCCACCGATGTATTTTGTAGATAACGCACCTAAATCGGTGTAATTTTCGCCTGTATCATTGAAATTGTCTGTTGCCACCAAAGCGTGATAATCACTTGTTGAAACAAGACCGTCAATCCACTGATACAGATTGCCCCAAAAGTCCTCAATGCCGAGGAATTTCATTTGCTGCATTTGGTCTGCTGTGCCGTAGCTCATACCTTTGTCAATAGTTGCACCTGTATTCTTCTGCATATATTCCCAATTCATATCACCGACATAACCCTGTCCGAGTGCAGTCTGTGAATCAAGGTTTTTATACATAATCAAATACAAGCACTGTAAAAGTGTCATAGGATAGAACGCAAAGAGGTCATAACCTGCACCGTTTGCCTTTGCAAAAGTTCTGAAATCGGTCAAGCCTGTTGCGTTAAGGGGTGAAACGCCGGAAACAGAACGGAGCTTGTTATCTTTGTTGCTACCCAAGAAAGCACCGATATACAGCTTTTCTCTGTCGCCGTCCTCTGTTCTTGTATGTGCCTTATAGGAAAATCCCTTTTTGTTCGGGTCGTCCGTAATCTGCACAGTAAGGGTAGTGCCGCTTTTTGTGATTTTATATCCTGTTTTCGGAATTTCAATCATTACATCGCCACTGTTCCCGGAAGTAATATCCGCTGCCGTGCCGTCTGCAAACTGTGCAAAGTTGTCAGGGTTGAGATAACCCACAACAGCACCATTCTTAAACAGACAAGGCTTGATTTTGTTGAAAATACTCATTTTGTACCAATCGGGCGAACCTGCAACCATACCGACTGCATCATCGGTGTATGTAACAGATGTTTCAGGATTGCTGTTTGACAGGTCAATCGAAACGCCGTAGGTCTGATATGCCTGTACTAATTCAATTTTTCTTGAACCGTCCATAGCATATACTTTTCCGTCAGCGACAGTAACACCGCCGCTACCGCCGCCCTTTGCTTTTGAAACATTACCTTTCACTTAAATCACCACCTAACACATAATTGCTCTGATTGCAATATTGCAAGCAGCACCGTTGTTTACAATTTTGATTGCTGCAACGGTTTTGTTTACCTCGTCACTGTCTTTAATTTCCTGCCAAAGAGCTTTTTCGCTTTCCGGGTTACTTGACAGTGTTCCGTAAAGTGTAACATCACCGTCAGTCTGCCAACCGATGTCGTTTACACCTCTCTTGTTAGGTGTAATGGGGGGCATCTTCAAAATAACTGTTTCATTTGCTGCAAGCTCCTTTTCGTAAACGAAATTAAACCCTCTTTCAACATTTATGAACTTATCCATTACCGATTACACTCCTTTCGACATCTGAATTTCAGCGTATGTAGCCGCCGTGTCCTCTGAATGACGGATAGTAGAAGATGTGATCTTGTTGTAACCGTCAAGACTGAACAGTTTTGTATCTTCGCTGCTTTCGGTTTCTGCTGAAAATTCCAAAGAGCTTACATTTTCAGGTGTCAGAATTTCGTCAACCTCGGAAGATGTGATGTTACCTGTAAGCTTCAGGATTAACACCCAACCCATACCGACAGTTTCGCCGCCTACGGTCTTGAAGATTTTCTGTTCCGTTGGTGCTGTGCATTCCTTTACAACACCGTTTGCAAATTTAACTTTCATCAATAACAACTCCTTTTTGTGTTAATTTGATTATTATTTTACAAGTTGAATCGGCATTATAAACAATGCGTAGTCCAACTAATTTTTTGTTGTCCGTGTCCGGCAATCTGCCGTTTAATATTTCATCGTAGAAATAAAATGTATCGTCAGCAAATAATTTTTCAATATCACCGGGGGAAACAGGAGCGAATATATCAAACTGTACGCACTGTGTCGCCCCGATGATATTTGTTTTTAATTTACTGCACTCAAAAGATAAATCGCCATTACATACAAGCATATACATCACTCCTTTATAGCGTATCAATCCAACCATTTATGCACGAAGCAAGTTTTGTAAAGTAGCTACCGAGAACATCATCATTTGTATATACATCAGTTATGCCTGTGCTGTAATGAGAACCGATATTGTATCTCAAAGAGTTGAATTTTGTAGCTGTAAGTGTTTTATTACTTGATGTCATTTTGGTATTTGCATAGGTTGCATAGGTTGAATCCCAACTACCGCCTGTTGCATCAAGTATTTCTTTGACTTTATCGCACAAATCATTCCACACAAGGTATGAAAAGTTTGTTACTGCTGTTTTGTTTACAACCGCACTATATGCTGCTTGTGTTAGCGATGCAGATGCGTTTCCGTTTGATGCCGTCCAACTCCATTTTGTTATGCTTATAGTCTTTTCAGGTGGTTGCACATAAAGTTCAATAGTGCCTGTGCTTTCACCATACGATTCGCACACCCAAACATAGTAAGTTGTACCTGCCGTAACATTGTAGGTAATTGCAAAGTTATCACCGGGACCCGATGTGCCATCTTCCGCAAGGTATGATGTAGGCATACCGTTTGTGCTGTCAAAGCCTGTTGTGGTTGAAAGATAACCCCAAGTATCTTCGCTACCCATAGCAAAGAAATTAGCAGAACCGCTATTTTCAAAGCTCACAGAGTATCTACGCATTTGCTTTGTGCCGAGAGTGAAGCTTGCCGATGCTTCGCTACTAATTGTGCCAAAAGAATACGCCTGTACAGTCCAAGCAGACACAGGTTTTGATATATTCAGTGTCACTGTTCCTGAAGAACCTGCATCCCAACACCTAAACCAAATATAGTAAGTTTGCCCGGCAACTGCATCAAAGGTGAGTGTAAAATCGGTGTCGTTGTTATAGTCATCGTTATATGCGATGTAGCTTGTCGGTTCGCCTCTGTCCCAAGCGGCCGATGTGCTAACCCAACCTTTGGTGTCAAGACTACCCGAAGTTGAAACGGTTACTGTACCACTTGTGGAAAACGACACTTGCCTACAATAGAGCGTACAGGGATACAAATAAACGCTTGTGGACTTTGCAGCGGACAGCGTTCCAAAGTTTGCAAAGTTACGCTCCCAAGGCTCTGTAATATACAGTGTTACTGCACCTGATTCTGTTCCATTAAGACCTCTAACATAAATGTTATATTCTACACCTGCTGTAACATAATATCTTATATCAAAGTTAGTGCCGGGACCGCTGTCATCGTCTGATGCTATCTCATACATAGGTCCTGAATATTCATCGTTCCAATCATATTCATCGCTTAAATATCCGAATGTATCTATGCTGCTGACAGTGTAAAAATGTGCGTAACCACTATAATCAAAAACTGCCGTATATCGGTGTATATGATACGGACTCAATACATAATCGCCTGTGTAATAATCCTGTATATCGACACCCTGCTCATAAGTGGAAATATTAAGCTGTTCATCTTGCCAAGCAACCCAAGGCGATACTGCCGTAGTTTTTCCCTCAGCTCTGATTATGATTGAAGCATTTCCACTTGAACCGCCTGTGAAAACAAAGGGATTAGCCGTAGAAAACTGTTGTTCAGTATCTGCTTCTGTTTCGCCTTCCTCGATAACACGGTAAACCCACCGTGTAAACTCACAATCATCGTCCGGGGTAGCTGTGAATGTGGTTCTACCACTAAAACCCGATGAACTGTAAGCAGAATTGCCATAGTATTTAGTTACATCAACAAAGCCATTTACACCGTAAATTCTTGTGGAATATATGTCAGCATCATTGAAATAAACGGTTACTGAATAGCTCATAAAACCACCGCCTTAACCGAATACCGCAACGACCGTACCACTACCGCCACTGCCTGCATTTGCAAGTACCCATTCTTGCGTTGCTAATAGTTTTTCATTAGCATAAATATAAGGTGCGTTTGCAGAAGAATAGGAAAGACCTACAAATTTTACCTCTCGGTTTGCACTATTGGTAACATCGACAACAAATCGTCCTCTTTGACCGTTTATAGCCTTAATTACCATATCGGTGTAGGCGTAACCCCTTGATGTGCAAGTTGAACTTTCCGCAATGGTGCTTGCACCAAATCTGTAACAATTTCCGTCATTTACATAGTAGTTAAGAACTCCACCGTAATCAGAAGCAGGTTCGATTGCCCAACCCTCGACTTGGTCTGCACTGTCGTAGAATCGCAATCCGTCACTGTTATATTCAGAATAGGCGTTATTATCCACCATTTTTATACTGTTCGGGGAGATTACTATACCTGTTAAATATCCCTCAAGCATAGTATCTGTGTAATCACCGCTTACGATAGCCGAGATTTCATCGGCATTTACCTCTATACTGCTTCTTAAACTTGATACATTTGAGTTTGTCGTATTTATACGGCCGTTCAAGTATGAGTAATCATCGTCTGCTGCATCTATTGTTTGATATACTCCCGATACCTCTACTAAAACACCGTCTGCACTAACAGAAATTTTTGAATCGACTTCCTCTTGTGTGTAATAATCGGTGTCGAGTAAGTTTGTAACATAGGAGCGTTCCGCACTCACCGCAGCAGTTATATCAGATGCGGTTTGTGTGATAGTAGAATAGTCGCTTAATTCCTCTTCCAAATCCGTTTTTGAAACTTTGGATTGTATCTGCTCTGATGTTAAAGCGATAGAGGAAGTTAAGCTGTTATACTGCGTTTCAGCATTTTCCTTTGTTTCATATTCTGTCGAAACAGAAAGTAAAATCTGCTCTGAACTCTGCTGAATCTGTGACATCATCATAGCGTTAGTAACATAACCGCCGCCGATTAGTGTATTTACATATTCAGCAGTAACAGTAGATGTGATTGCTTCTGCTGTTTGCTCAACAGTGGAATATTTTTTAAGCTCCAACGCCAAATCTTCCTCGGTAACAGCGGTCTTAATTGCATCTGCTGCTATCTTCAGTTGAGCTTTCATATTGTTTTGCGTTACAGTGAAGCTCTTACCGAGATTATCACTGTCAAGATTGTATATTGCATCATTGTATTTACGTTTGAAGATAGCAAGCTCGTCGTAAAGCAGTTGCACAGCATTACGGAGCTGCTTATCGTTCATTTTGCTAATAGGAATATCAAACATACAAATCACCGCCATTTTCCATAAACAGCTCTAATTCGTACAGCTTCACATATCCGTAACCCTCGATGTGTAATTTTATGCCGTAGCTTGCTGTTTTTCGGGGCTTTACCCTGATAGGTTTCTGACCGTAACCTGTGCTTGAATACACAAGATGCGATGTATCTTCGTCAAATTCTTCATCATCATACAGAATGTAGGCTTTTATATTTGCTCCTGAAGCAATATCAGCAAACATCTGTATTTTCTTAATGTGCTTGATATTGACCGTTTCATTTGTGATAAGGTCTGTTTCAAAGCTCCAAGAATGTCTGTAATTTCCTGAATCCATTTTGTAGATATATCCGTCAGCACAAAGCATATACATTCCGTGTTTATTGTGTGCAAAGCTCAAAACTGTATCGTGTATTGCCTGTTCAGACCAATGCTCTGCAATAGTGTCATATACAAACAATCTTTTGTTTTCGTCTGCATCTTCGCAGTAAAGGTAATAACATCTGCCGTCTGTACCGCTTACAGCGTTTACATATTCCGACATATTGAGGTAATACCCAATAATGCGAGGATTAGAACCTGTGTATATTTTCACATCGTCCGCAGAAACAAATATCAGTCTGCCGTCAACATCTTGAATTGTCCTGTGGTCGATTGCACCCTCTGCGTATATATCCTGAATACGGAAAGGGTTTTTTGTATTGTAGATTTCGTGCATAAAATCACGCTTGAAACATACAATGTGTCCCTGAAAGTTTGTAATCCCGGTGAATACGCCGCCGGCCTTTGTGTTTGACTGTGCCGGGGAACACCAAGCATTACTCTCGTTGTACTCGTCAATGGTGTCTAAATTCCAATTAGAGTAGTCATTATAGCCGCTTGCATATACTCTGTCATCGTCAACACCGAAAAGCCTTGATAAATGCACTGCTGCATATTTAATATCAGGCATAGCCGGGGGAACGCTGACTTTCCAACCTGAATTTTCACTGTCGCTTGTATCATCAACCCATTTATAGACATCACTTGTTTTGGTGTTTCTGTAATAGTAGTTATGACTTGCAGTGTCAGGCGGCGTGTTTTTATCGCCTGAAGGTGTAAATTCCTTTACAAGCACCGACATATCGCTGATCGTGAATCCGTCCTCTGTAATTTCAAAGTCCATTGACTTTTTATCAGGGAAGATAAGCAGCTTTTTAACATATTTACCGCTTACCGGGTCCGTTGGCGTGTCATACACATTAAACTGCACCACGCATCGGGGGTATTCATCAGCACTCGATGCACCGCCGTTTTGTAGTGTGCCTGTGTAGGTTGTGTATTCGTCCTCGTCAGCATCATAGGTTATGTAATCTACATAAATTGATGTGCCGCTTCGGTATATGACAAGTAAGAAATCATCAAACCCAAACATACTGATAGGGCGTGTGTAATCATCTAAAATGCTGATACGCCTTTGTGACGGTACAAGATACGGAGTTTCAAGAGTGGAAATGTTGTTTTCCATTGATAAAGCTCCTGTATCTATGGTCTGTCTGTAATTTAAGCCACTCCAAGAACGCTTTGTCATTTTATAATGCTTTTTGCCATTAGGAAGCGGCATCTGTAAGTATGTGAGTTTGTTTTCTTTCTTTTTTGCCATAAAAACACCTCACATTCCAAATTCAGGCTGTTTCCCGGAAAGCCACGCCTTGAAAGTTTCAAGTAAGACATTATAATCATTTATCCACATTGCCGCCAATTCGCCCTCGTTGGCTACTTTGTAAGCTTCGCCCCGGAGCTTTGCTTTTGCAAGGTCGATAAATTCAACAGGTATCATCACATTTAGAGTGCTGATGTTGTCTGTTGTTTTAAGTTTAGGTTTTACAAAATAGATAATTTTAACCCTTTCAGGCTCTTTTTTAAGGTTTACACCTATATCGTTACCGATTTTGTAGTATGTATCAGGGAAAATAACACCGCTTGCAACAGTTGATTCAATAAGCTGTGTTTGGTCTGCATATATAGTGTGTATATCCTCAAATCTTACGGCATTTTCGCCATTTGGTACATTAAGGGTATCAATACCTATAACAGAACCATTAACGCCGTCAAGCTCGATTTTGCCCTGTTCCTGAATAAGCTCTGTGTATAGTAACTGTTCTAAAGCGTTCAGCCACGACACATAGCTTTCTTTTGCAATAGGAATCGCAATGTCAGCTTCGTTTTCTATCTGCTCAATCAAAGCAGATGCTTTAATTCCGCTGTCGAACATATTACCACTCCATTCGTTTCATTTTTCTGCCCTTTGCGTTATCGTTCCAATATTTCAGGTAGGCATCACGGGATTTTCTGATAAATTCCGTTTTGTGAGTTTCCTCACCACCTGCCAAAAAGATAATATTGTCAACAATGGCGTTGTGATATAGCGGACGCACAACATTTTTATCCGAAAGAGCTTCCGGCGGTTGATATTCGGTGTCCTTTTCAAACACAAAACCGCTATACATAGACTGTAATTCTGTAACCGTATCATCAAAGTAGTTAAAGAACCGTCTTTGTTCAATCGGCATCGTAAGGTTTACCTTTTCAAAAATTGCAAGTATAGACACTTTTCTCACCACCTGTATTTTTATTAGTTGTTCAGCAAGTGCCAATCTCCCCTGCGGCAGAAAAGGATAAAACCGCCGCAGGGAAAAACCGACAACTACTTGCTATTTGCAAGTAAAAGGATTAAGCACAGCAATCTGTAATACGAACGCAGCCGCCCGGATTTGTGCAAATCAAATCGCCGTAGTTTGCAAGTAAAGCTCTGTAACAGCTCTGTTTTTCCATAAGGTTGAAAATACCGCCGTTCTGAAGCTCTGCAAAGTTCCAATCAAGAGCGTGGAGTTCAAGACAACCTGTTTCAACGCCCCACATTTCTTTTGCAGGTACAAAGCTTTCGTTAACAATGTCGATTTCCTTGTTACCGAAAACAAACTTAATTGCCTTAAAGCCGCCCTGAATGGTGTGTGACATTTCCTCAACACGGATATTGTTTACACGCAGGTAATTTACATAATGGTCGTATGCATCATCACCGCAGAGAATCATATCAATGTTGGAGTTCTTGTCATTTTTAGCCTGACGGAGTGCCTTTGTGATAAGGCCGTCGTCAATGTCGCCACCGCCACTCTGAACAACAGGCTTCAAGAAAGGATTAAGCTCCTTGCTTACGCCGTACAGTGATGTGATGCTATCATCAAAGATTGCACCAAGACCGGTGATTTCTCTGTTGTAAGAGTTCTGAACAGTGATAAAGCCGGCCTTAAAGGTAGTCGCATCGCCACTAACTGTGATTGTTTTAGCTGTTCTATCAACGCTCTTGATACGTCTTGTAGAAACAGGCTCAGTGTCGCCGGTTTCGTAAATGTCAATAATAAGACCCTCTTTAACGTATGATGTATCATCAACAGCGATTGTGTTTGTATCATCAGGGTCTTCGCCGTCTTCGCCAGCTGTTGCTGAAATAGTTGTGAGAATACCTGTACCATTACCGAACAGAGAGCGACCAACATTCCATTTTGCTGTTGCATAAGCTCCCTTAACTTCGGTATCGAGAGCGTTTGCCATAGCACCGCTTGAACCTGTAAGCTTCACCGCTTTTTCAGAAATAACGATGTTTACATACATATCCTTTGCGGTTGTTTCAAAACGCTCAACTCTTACGCCACCTGCAGCAGGTGTTTCTGCACCCTCTGCACCGTAACCAAAGCCGCCGGAAAGACCGATAGGAGCAGTAGCTACAATCTTGTTAGATGTAAGCTTCGGCTTCTTAATCTTGCCGAGCAGGGCGGACGGCTCAATACCGAGCTGATTACGCCAAGCAGGTAAGTAATTTTCTTTCAACGCTTTTTCAAAAGTGATTAAGTTCTGTGACATTAAAAATCATCTCCTAAAATAAAATTGTTTTTCGAGGTTACATCGCACCGAACATTTCTCTTGTTCGCCTTGATGCGTCCTCTAATGTTTTTGGTGTTTCTTTTATATCGAGTGCCGCATTTACCGCACCGCTACTTGCAGAAAACGGTGGCACTTGCTGACTTTGTTTAATTGTGTCAAGTCGCTGTTTCTCGACAAGCTCCTGAAAAGCAGGGTTATTATTGTATAATGCCAACAGTTCTTCAGGTGTTGGTTCTTTTGCAGGTTCAGGCTTTGCCGGAGGATTATTGATAATATCAATGCCCCTTGCCATTGCATAAGCATTGATGTATTTTTCATCAAGCGGCATATCATCTGACTGCAACCATTTATTACTTGCGATAATTCTATCGAGCTGCGGAAGCATTTCCTGAATGTTTGCAAGTTCGGGAATCTGCGAAAGTGCAGCAACAACCTCTTTTGTTTCTGCATCACGCATACCTTTCTTTGCAAATTCAAGAGCCGGGGACATTTCTTTCATAAGCTGCTGACGGTTATACGCACTCATTTCTTCTGCATATTTTTCCATAGCAGCATTTTGAGTTTCTTTATCAGCGAAAGCCAAGCCGTCAATATCAAGCACAGGCGGTTTCAATACTCCATCAACAATGTTTTCAGTGTTTTTTCTTGATATTTCATCAATCGTACCCTGTAACTGCTGATTCTGCTGCCTTAATGCTTCGATTTCTGCCATTGCTTGCTGTAACTGACTGTCTTTTTCTGCTGCGGCCTGTGCAGCAACCTCGGCAGTCTGTGCCGCTTGTTCGATAGCGGAGGGGGGTGTTTCAGTTCCCGGCTGCTGTGCCGGGGGTTCTTCTGTTCCTGTTGGTGGAGTTTCCGCAGGTGTTTCTTCCGCAGGTGGGGTTTCTGCACCCGGTTCACTCTCAACAGGGGGATTTTCAACAGGTGGGACATCTTCAAGAGATAATTGCTCACTATTAGCAAACATTTCTTCAGTTGCCGCCGTTGCTTCGTCAAAAGTGTTTGGATTAGGCATATTTTACACGCTCCTTATATCAAATTTTTTTACATTTGGGGTGGAAAAGCACCCTGCATTTGCATCTGCATTGCCATTTCCCTTTGTTCTTCAAGCTCAACTATCTGCTTATGCTCTCTTAAATGGTTTTCAAGTGCCGCAGCGTAATCAGGCTTTTTATGTTTAAGAATTTGGAAATCCATCTGCAAAATGTACCTTAAATGTTCCTCGATGTGTATTTCGTGTTCGTCATAATCAGAAATTTTAGGTATTACACCGCTTTCAAAGAACACATTTTCTCTCTGTGCTGCCTGAATTTGCAGTGAATTTAAGTTCATTATGGCAGTGTAGTTGCCAATCTTCATAAACTCTAACGCCATTAGCTTAACTCTTTCCGGGATTCTGCCCTCATTATCTGTGAACAGTCCAAGATTGTAAGCTTCAAAAAAGCGTTGTTTCTGCATTTCTTCACTCATAAGCAGCTCATTTTCTGTTGTGTACTCAACATCATAGCTGTTAATGTCATCAGCAGACCAAACAAGAGCCTTGCCAATATTATTTGAACCGACACATTCAACAATACGGTGTGTTTTTGCGTAGATTTTATAGATTTCAAGCCATAACACAGCAAGTTTTCTGATAGAGTTACGAATGTGATCACCTGTAAGCGATAGTCTTGTGTTATCAATTTCCATAAGATTGTTAATTGCTTTACCTGACATATTGCTCTGTGGTGCATTACCTGTAACCATAAGCTGTGAAACACCTGCAACATATTCCATATCGTTTCTTAAATTGTATCGCTCCTGCATAATCTCTGACGGAAGATTACTGTTTTGAACAGGAGTAGGGGGATTTGTGCCGCTTTTATAAACGAGAAACGCACCCGGTTCTAATCCGTGTTCTTGATATTCTTCAATATCAATGCTTCCTTCTTCGGTTAAGAGATTACCAAGAGATAAACGCTTAATATGTTCGTGAATACTGTTGATGCAGCCGTTATAGGTCCTTTGCAAAGGAATTAAATCCTCAATAACGGACTTTCCAAAGAATTGTCCGGGCATTTCGTGACATACCGACTGAATAAGAGGGATTTTGCTATATGGCATATCGCCGTAGTAAACAAGATGCTCATCACCAACGATAATAACCATAAGTCCGTTAGGTCTGTACTTTGACGGTCTTTCAAAGTATGTTATAACCTTTTCCGCATTTTCTGCGGTTCTGTGTCCGATAGAAACAACGGTGTTTTCATAACCCAAGCCGCCGCCTGATGTTACAGGAGTAAGCTCAAATGTTTCAATATCGCTGCCCTCAACATCAATTCCGTACAGGTCGTAAATATCCTCAACGCTCTTTACCTGTTCAAGAATAATAGAACGCTGATTTTCAACACCCTGTTTGAATACGCTTTCAGGGAATACTTCATAAGGTGTTATAAGACCATAATCAAGGTCGCCCTGATAATAAGCTTTTTGTCTTTTACGCTCGATGCCGTCCCTGTCAACCTCAATAACAGTTTCAACTCCGTATTTATCGCCTTTGTCCTTATCCCACCAAGACAACCAAAAGCAGTTACCGCACAACTCATTCCAATAAATCATTGTGTCCTTTTTCGCTTCAAAATCGGTTGCTTTCTGCGTGTGTTGTAAAACACTTGTGGAAACATCAGCTTTCGCATAGTCGTCAAGCTCGTTTGTTGCCGGATTGACTTTCATCATATAATTGATTTTTTTAAGGTTTGCGATTCTTGTCTGAATGAGGGGTGCAATATTGTTAAATGTTTCTCTGTTCAGCCAACCATATACAGGCTCTAACTGTTCAATATCCCCGGTGTAGGGGCGAATACCACAATATTGATTACCTACAAGGAAATTCGCATTGAGTGTCCATTGTCTTTCCAAAGAAGAACGCTGACCCCTGCGGTTTTCCAAATCTTCCAAGATGTTATGTATGATGTCCTCTTTGAACAGTGTGTTGCCGTCCTTGTCAACATCAATTACCTTTGCTTCATCGTCTTTTTCATTGACTTTACTGCTGAAAAGGCTACCAATAGCAGCGGTAATACCTGTTATTGGTGGTGTAAATCGTGTCTGCATTATTCATTCTCACCGTCCTTTCCACGCCACCGCTTTATGATTCTGTCGTGTGCCGATTTAACAGAACGGCACTTATCACCTTTATACTCCGTAAGGTTTTTACTCATAATACGATTATAAAGGTCTTTCCTCTCAAAGTGGTGGATAATGGACTGAAGAACGATAACGCCACATAAAATGTAGATTATCATTCTGTTTCAGCTCCTTTATTCCTTGTCAGTCTGCGGTTTGCAGTAACGCAAGTGTGTTTTAAGTCCCTTTTCGCTGTCAAAGGTCTTGCCGCAAATAGGACACTTAAACTCTGTTACATCTTCCGGGGGATTAGTTCCCTCAGTGTTGTCCTCTGCATCAGTTGCAGGTGGAACATCATCAACCGGGGGTGTTACATCGTCAGACTGTTCAGGTTCTTTGTCGCCGTTGTCGGCAGGTGGAGTAGTCACACCGTCAACAGGGGGAACATCTGAACCATTATCAGGCTCTTTTCCATTTTCTGTTGTCGGTGGTGAAGTAGTTTCGCCCTGTCCGTTATCGGTTACAGGGGGAACATCGTCAATTTTTGTTTCTGCCGCATCTGTGCCAAGTGCCTTTGCATTAAAGAACAAAGACGGAACAGATGTGTTATCTACTGCAGGGATATTGCTCTTTGTTTTCGGGTCTATTTCGTCAATAGCTCCAAGAGCCTTACCTAAACAGCTTTTACAGATAATAACCGTATTGCCGACCTCACGAGTTCGTGAGATAGCAAAACAGTCTGTGCTTTTGCAGCCTCTTACGCCGCATTTTCTTTTAACCTGTCTTACAAACATTAGTAATAACCTCTCTTTGTCCTACCGCTATTCCGCAGTAGTTTATTTTTATATTTCTGCAAATCCTTTTCAAACTGTGTCCGATTATCTTCTTTGTAATCAGCACCAAAGAATTTGTATTTATCGAGGAATTGTGTGCAGCTATCCACCAAGTCGTCATTAACGCCATTAGGGAATGATGCGTGTTCCTCTATAAATTCACTTGTAAAATCAGCATATCGGGGAAGATAAACATTTCCACTTTCGATTATTCCTGTAACCGCATTTGCTCTTGCAACCTTTGAGCCTTTTGGTTCTATTGCGATAATTCCTGATATTTCGTGCTTTAACATAGCAATAATTGCGGGACCGTTAGCTTTGTCCTCAATCAGTATGGAATGCCTATCAGGGTATTTCGCATTCATTGCCTTAATTGCTTTCAGCGTGTCAGGAAAGTCCATACGCCGTTTTAACATATCAATCAAGTAAAAATCTGCGTTAAGTTTGCCCCATACCTCAATAGCAACAAAGTCAGCATCCGCACTATCTTTGAATGTAGCATCAACAGAAATGACTTTAAGCGGAAGATGCTCCGGCAGTACATCATAAAACTGCCACCACTCACGCTTGAAAATATTACCTTCTTCAGATGTCGGTCTGCCTTGAAATAATGCGTTCCAAGCTCTCATACCGTCTGTATAGCTTGCTTTGAACGCTTGCAGCCATTTATTGTCTTTTCCAATTTCAGGACAAAGGGCATCGCCGACTTTTCTACCGAGTATGTCATTTTCCTCGGCTTCTACCGGGATATTGACAACCTCAACATTGTTTTCCTCTCGGATCACACGCCCTGCGAGGTCGTCCTCGTGCCACCTTGTCTGAATAATAATAATCTTTGTACCTGCCTGTGTTCTTGTTTTAATGGAGTTTTGCCATTCTTCCCACAGTCTTTCACGATATGTAACACTGTCTGCTTCCTGTCGGTTCTTTACAGGGTCGTCAATTATGATTAAATCGCCGGAGTTACCTGTAATACCCGACATAATACCTCTTGTTATGATGCTGCCACCGTGTTCAGCGATTTCAATATCACGGTCAGAGGATTTAGAAAGCGTTATATTGAATATGAATTGTCCGTATTCGTCAATCTTTACTTTGTTTCGTCTGCCGAATTTCCCGGCAAAGTCATCGTTGTAACAAGCTACGATACATCGTCTGTCAGGATATTTGCCCTCATACCAACTCGGAAAGGTTTCGGTAACGGTCATACTCTTACCGTGCTGCGGAGGTGTGGACAGCACCAATATGTCGTAAGGATTACCCGTTACCGTTTCAACGAAAGTTTGAACCTTATCCGCCAAAAACCTATGAAACTTTGTATCAATCCATTTTTCTTTATGTACGAAATAGCAATAGGCGGCATAGGAAGAACGCATCAATTCAATCGCAAAATCGTTATTGTTTACGCTCATAACCTGCCAACTCCGCTAATTTGCTTAATTTATCGCCGCCGATAATCTCTGTACGCTCCGTAGGTTTACCGTCAGCCAAAGCCTTTTTATCAAATAGTGTGCCTATTGCAGTCGTAATATCTTTCATATTCTGAACCTGCAAGGTTCTAATCTTATTAACAAGCCTGTTTTTCTCGTCCTGTGACAGTTCCTCTTTATCAGTGGCATAGATTTCATCAATCAAAAGGTCTAAATCTTCCTCTGATGCAATAGCTCTGTCAAGTCGTTTGTTAAGAAGCGTTAAACCTTTTTGTATAATTTCAGATGCCCGACTTGAAAACTCGTTCATCTTTTCGTTACGAAGTTTCACAAATTCAGGCTTATCTCTGTTCTTATCAACGATGCTTTTAACAGTCATATACGGCAGGTCTAATTCCCTTGCCGTTTCTTTGTAGTTGTTTGTAATCACCCAAGAGGTCATTATCTGATAAACCACCTCGGGCGGTGTTTTCTTACCTCTCGGCATTACATTTCACCACGCTTTTTGCATACAATAATTTCATCTTACACCTCATTATAAAATAGTTCATCGTGCAGTTATCGGACAATTACCACTTTTCGTAAAATTCTTTTCGTAAACGATACAATCTTTTCTCGTTTATGAAATATTCAAGTGAAATACTCAAAACGGACTTTTTATCGTTGGTTACAACCTCATACAAAGCTTTGTAGTCCTGACCTGCAACCTCGATGCAGAGATTCAATATCTTCTGCTGAACCTCTTGCGGCATATCCTTTACATTTACACAAATAAAGTAGATAAGACCTTGCTTGTTATACGGAATATGTATTCCTCTACGCTTTCTAAACATATCAATCACCCCTGACCTTTTACTTTCTTGATTCGTGCTTTCAGCACATTCATAATACTTTCGTGTGTCTGTTCTCGGTCTGCTATTGCAGCCTTTACATCTTCATCAACACTGTCAGTAACAATTAGGTAATGCACATATATTTTGTTGTACGGTGAACCCTGTCGATACAAACGGCAAATACCTTGGTCGTTAAGCTCAAAGCTCCAATTAGGTGTGAACCAAATAATATGCTGTCCACCTGCCTGAAGATTAAGACCGTATGCACAGCTTGCAGGGTGTACCAAAAGCACATCAATGTTCCCGGCATTCCAATCGTCCTCATCTTGTGTATTCTTATAAACACGCACACGCAATTTTGTTTTTGATAATGCTTCCAAAATTCTGTCCCTGTCGTGTTGAAATCCGTAAAAAGTAATACACCTTTCGCCGTCAATTCGTTCAAGCAGTTCCATATAAGCATCAATTTTACATTCGTGAAGCGGAATAACCTTTTTATCCTCGTTGTATATCGCACCACTGCAAAACTGCTGCAACTTTCCTGTAAGAACACCTGCCATAGATGCTGTGACAACTTCCTCATCAATTTCAAGCAGCATTTCACGCTCAAACTGATTGTAGGCTTTACGGCTTTTGCTATCTAATTCAACAGGAATGTCGTGTGTGATAAGGTCAGGCAGTTCCAAATAATCCTCGGCTTTCATACTGATGCAAATATCCTTAATTGCATTTAATACCGCTTCTTCAGCTCCGTCCTTTGCTGTGTACTCTGTAAAATGACCGCCGTGTGTATTACAATCAAAATACATTTCCCGGAATTGTGTAATAGTACGCCCAAGCCGTTTGCCCTCGTCAAGCAAATAAACCTGTGCCCACAAATCCATAATGTCCTTTGCAGACGGTGTACCTGTCAAAAGTACAATCTTTTTTATGAACCTGCGTACCAACTTTAATGCCTTAAACCTTTTGCTGCGTGAGTTCTTAAAGCTTGTACTTTCATCAAGCACTACCATATCGAACGGCCACGCCTGTTTATAATAATCCACAAGCCAAGGAATATTCTCTCTATTGATAACATAAATGTCAGCAGGTGTATTAAGTGCCTTGATTCTCTGCTTTTGTGTTCCAAGAATGGTGGAAACTCTTAAATGTTTGGTGTGATCCCATTTGTTACTTTCTTTGCTCCAAGTAGCTTCTGCAACCTTTTTCGGTGCGACAACCAATGCTTTTGATATGCTCCACCTGTAATATTTCAAAAGGTTTATTGCAGAAAGTGTAATAGAGGTTTTACCTAAACCGGGACGAAGAAACAACCCTATCGCATCGTCTTCCACAATCCTCTGAATACAGTACGCCTGATAATTATGCGGTTTATATTTCATTCTCTTGCACCTGCCTTATAAAATCGTTGACTTTTTCTAATGTGTCAACCCTTAAAACGGTAAAGCCTAAACCCTGTATCAATCCTCGAACCCACTTTTGCAGCTTCCGTAGATTTTTTCCGGGTGCTTTTGTTTCTACAAAGAAGATACGCCCCATTGGCACTAAAACAATGCGGTCAGGTACTCCGTTGAAACCCGGACTTACAAATTTTAAGGCTCTGCCGTGTAATTCATTTTTAACTCTTTTGCATAGTTTTTTCTCAACCTCTGATTCAAGCATTTTTTACCTCCGAAATTAACGCCTGTAACAATGTTACACAAATTTTCTCTATATGCGTGTATGTAAGCGTGTATAAAGGAAATTTCCCTTAAAAACTTTATATTTTAGTATTTATAGTAATTTTTTGTAACTTTGTAACATTTTTATTGAAAACCTTGATTTTATGCGGTTTTCAGGTGTTACAAACTTTGTTACAATTCAAAAATTTATGTAACTTTGTAACATTTTGAGTTTGTTACATTTCTACACGATTTTTTGACTGTAACAGCAGTTTGTAACACCATTTGTAACATCTATTTTTTAACAAATCCACGCTGTAATCCGTATGTACCCATACGCATCGGCGTTGCGGATTTTTGCCATTCAGGGAATGAAGCAATTACCGCATTTATCTCTCTTGTGTCCGCAGGTTTCATTTCTCGCATACTGCCGCCAAGAGCTTCACACCATACCTCTAATGCACAAACTCTGTCACGAGGAGCAAGCGGAACATTATCCTGTACGCCACCTGCCCAAAACATTCTGCGTTTATCAAGCGGCCACTTATTCCAATCTTCAGGCACTTGTCTTTCAAGAAATTCACGGACAACACCCTCACGGCTTGAAACCTCTCTGTGTTCTTCCTGTTTCAGCTTTGCTTCTTCTTCGATAGCACCTGTCAGGTATAAAGGCTCATTAAGCTGCCAACGCACAAAGGCTTCTGCCCACAGTTGGTCTATTTCTTCATCGGTAAGGTCGTGCCATACATTTTTGGTGTGTCTTACCTCACCTGTATCTATCGGCCAAAAGCGGCGGTTACCTGTTGTGTCCTGAAGAAAGTCAGGCGTATTTGTTGTGCCGAAGAAGATGCAAGAGCGTGGAATCTCTTTTACATTTCGTCCGTATGCAGCACGGAATCTATCAGCACGGAGCGACAAAAACTGTTTTATACGGCTTACATCTGTTTTACGGAACGCATCAAGCTCTGATACCTCAACAAGCCATACGCCCTGTAAAAGCTCTGATGCTTCTTTGCCCTCAAAGGTTCTTATACTATCATTGAACCAACCTCGGCTCATTTTATCTAAAAGTGTACTTTTACCTATACCCTGCGGACCTGCAAGAATAACCATATTGTCGTATTTGCATCCGGGTGTCATAGCTCTTGCAACTGCTGCCGCAAATGCTTTGCGTGTTACGGCTCTGTTGTATGCAGTGTCCTTTGCACCGAGGTAATCCACGAACAATGTATCAAGTCTTGGTATGCCGTCCCATTTCCCTTTAAGTCCCCTGAGATAGTTTTGTATATCATTGAAAGCAAACTTATTGGAGTGGAGCGACAAGGCTCCGTCAATCTTTCCATTACCTGTAATCTTATAAACCTTTTCAAGATACCAATACAAACCCTGATTATCGTTATCGTCCCACAATCTACGCTTTGTGCGTGTGTCCCAAGGCAAGCTGCCAAGAACCTCACCACGAGAAGCAAACTCATTCAGGGCGAATTTTCCTTTTAATAAGGGGTCGTGTTCAAGGATAATAAGAACATTGTTTATAGTTGCTTTGACTGCACCTGTTTGATTATTTACCTCTAACAGTGTCGCCCAATTTGTAACCTCACCATTTGTATCGGGAGTGATGCCCTCAAAATCTTTTGCAGCAGATTCGTAGCGTTCCTGTGCGATAAGAGAGGACACATCTGAAAGCGACAAAGCAAATTCACACATAGCAGTATAAGAAGGTAGCCTAATCGGTGGAGTGCCTTGTTGTGCATCATCGTCCTTGTCACCGAATTTATGTAATCTTACAAGGTCAAAGGCGTTTACCAATCTGCCGGAGCAAGGGTCTGTTGCGTGATGACTGTATAAGAATTTACCGTCCTCATAAAGCACTGCACCGCCTGTTGTAGAACCGTCAATGTATGTATATCTTCCGGGCATTGTGTCAACTGCTTCATAAATGTTTGGTATAAGTTCGTCCATAGCACGATAGATGTCATAGGTACGGCAGAAAGCACCGACAACACCGTTTTTTGTTTCAGGATCACCCTGTTTTACAGCAAGCTTTGTAAACTGTGCTTGCCCCGGTAGAGCCGGCCACTGTGTCATATCGTGCCAATCTTCGTATGTATCAAGTATGCCGTCAGCAGATACAAAGCCTTTATCACCTACATAATACACATACACGCTGTCTGCACAGCAGCTCGGCCAGTACATAAGTCGTCCCGGTTGATATGTTGTCGGGTCTGCAAACTCCATACCGATGTACTCTGCCATACGGCGTGCAATGGGTTCGTATTCTTCCGCAGTCATTGTGCGGTCAGTAGGAAATAATACTCTCAATCTTGGTGCAGCAGGTTGATGTTTTCTTGTGCTATATATACAATAGCCACAGCCTAATGCTTCAACTCTGCGGACAATATCCTCTGTACCACCTGCCGGGATATTGTCAAGGTCAAGAGTGATAATATCTCTGCCTGATACATTGTTAGCCTTACGGCGTGTACCGATAAGCGTACCACCTACAAAGCCGCCGATGTCTTTAAGTTCGTCTTGCTCTGCTTTTTTAAGGCTCATATATGCAGCAAGGGTTTCAGTTCCCCTTGCAGGTATTTTCAATTTTTCCCACAGTTCGGAAACAAGCATTTCATTTGTAACCCATTGAGTTGCACGCCTGTTAGTTCCGACTGCTATTTTTATTTTTCTATCTGTTTGTAATTGCATAGCGGTTGCTCCTTTATGCCCTCGGGATAGGGCAGTATTTTTCAGCGTATGATATTCCCATATATCTCGCTTATTTTCTTTCCGTCTGCTCTCGGAACATAATCCTCAAAGGAGCAGGTTCTATACAGTAAGTTATTGTTTGCCCACCGTGCAAGGTCTTTTAGGAATTGTGGAGCTGTCGGCTTCTGATATATTCTTACATCAGGTCTATATCCTAAATCCATTACGGTTTTAACTCTGTATAAATCTTCATCAAATGTAGTGTTAAAATTAACTAAAATATACACTTTAAGTTGTCTATCGTCTTTGCCGGATATTGTCTTAAAGGTCTGCAAACCTTTTACGATAGCCTTTTCATTCTTCATCAAATCAAATGCGAAATGTGCCATCTTAATTTTGGTTTCACAGATAAGCTTTGCAATATCCTCGGTGATAAACCTCGCATCTAACCCCTGTGTATAATCAACGCTTGCTTTGCTATCGACAAGCTGATGCAGAAGCTCTGACCTATCGGCACAGCTTAACAGGTTAGCATCAAGCAGCTTGATGCTTTTCTGTCCGTCCCACCATTCTGATAAATCAGCGACTTTATGTGAAACGCAACCCTCTTTTTGAGTAACAACACAGAAAGGGCAATTATTGCTGCACCCTCTTGTCAAGAATCCGTATGCTGTGTTTTTCGTCAGTTCCGGGTATAAACTGTAATCGGGGTAGATGTGTTCAATCTCATACGGCAAATCACTTAACCAAGCTTTAGGAACATAAACCTCTTTGCCGTCTATAAGCTCTATTTCGTAGCCTGTGCCGCCGCAGATGTATTCAGTAGCATCAATGTCCGTTATATCTATTTGCGGCACTGTTTTCAAATTCAGGTTGAATGTCTTGGATATGTAAACTCTGTCATAGTGCGTGAAAGGCTGTGCAAGCTCAACTGTGTCGCCTTTGCTTTTGTGATACGCCGATAATTTCATTAAAGGTAAAGAGGGGAATTTCGGTGTATTATCAGCCATTAACCCTATTTTCATCGTTTCTCACACCCTTGTTAGGTAATAATTTTTCGTAGCACCGCTTATGTATAAATGTAGGTGGATAACCTCTTGATTTCGTCCACAAATATTCTTCATTGCCAATAGGTTGTCGGCACTCTACACATACTGTATGCGGTTCAGGTTTATAATCTCTTGCCACAATTCTCACCTGCCTTAAAACTGCGGTATGATTTCTTCAACTGTAACACCATTCTTAATGAGCCTATCGGCAAGTTCAGCAATTTTTACTGTTGTTACCTCTGCATCACAGTTTCTTATGTCAAGGTCGAGTATTTCATTTTGCAGCAATTCAAACAGTTTTTTTTGTTCGTCCATATTCATAATCGCACCTCACTTAAAAATTCATCCATATTTTTTCTGTTCTATGTAATCCCATTTGAGCCGTAGTCTGCTTTGTATCAGTACGCCAATCAGGAAGCATATCATTGTAAAGGTCGTTATCGTAGCCGCTTAAAATAATTTTTGATTTACTTTGTTTCAGGATTTCAAGCATTTCGATATGCCTTTCTTCGCCGAGTTCGTGAGCATACATATTTTTCTTCCGCAGGGATTGCAGATATGGTGGATCACAATAAATTAGTGTGTCCGGGTGATTGTATCTTTTAATAAGCTCAATACCGTCTATGTTTTCAATTTGTGCGTTTTTCAGGCGTTCGCAACATTCCATAATAGAATCCGGAAGATAATTCCACATTGTTGCACACCTCGGACCGCCGTAGCTCTGAACATTACGCCAAGACTTTTTAGAGCTGTTTGTTGTACCGAACGACTGATGATACCGCACTAATGTCCGTCTTGCTCTTTCAACTGCATCACCGACAGTCATATCGTAGCAGTCGATAAATTCCTCTCTTGAAAAAGGTGTAAACTCCATAGCCTTTGCAAGAGCTTCAGGCTGTTCACGGCAGACCTTAAATAGATTTACTATATTTCCGTCAACATCGTTTATTGTTTCGATGTAAGACGGCTTTTTTTTGAAGAAAACCGCACCGCTGCCAAAGAACGGTTCGCAATATACTTTGTGTTCGGGAAAGTGTTCTATAATCCAATCACCGATTTTCCACTTTGCTCCGGGGTATTTTAATATGGCATTCATTTACTACTACCTGCCTTTTCTTAATAATGTTCGCACCAAACATCGTTGTCGTATGCTCCTATCCAATTAAGGTGTTCTTCATCATCATAGTTGCACTCTGTTGCTTGGTTATATTCGTCAATATGTTTGTTTATAAAACTCCAATATGCTTGCTTGGTATATTCGTCAGGAAGCTCAATTTCAAGCACATCAGCGATTCGTTTTGCAAAATTTATTTGCTTTTCGGTAGGGGCGTTCATTTTCTATCACGCTCCGCTATACATATTCTGATAAAGGATTTAATACCTCGTTGATTCTCATAGCCTTTTATTTTACCTGTTCCGGCATAAAAGGTGAGGACGGTGCCGTTTGCAAAGTAACAGTTAATCTGTCCTGTGGTTTCATTGCACACTTTGTATGTGATGCCGTTTTGGTTAAGCTGTTCAGTAGCATATTTCAAACGCTGTGGGGTTTTAGCAACCCTTGCATCGTGGTTTGCTTTTGCAAGTTGTCTTAAACCCTCAAAATCTTCTCTGCTCATTTTTTGCACCGCCTTTCGCATCTTTGTCCTCAAAATTTTGGTGTAACCAACTAATCCCGGAGCCTATGGGTATTCCGCATAAAATCATCGAATAACCTATATCAACTACTCTTGTGCAATATCTGCATCTTTCGCTTCCATACTCATCTTCGTGCTTACATCTTTTACATAAAGAATACTCGCTTCCGCATTTGCGTCTATCTATTTCAGTGCTCATTTTTTGCAGCCTCCAACTAATTCAATATCTAACACCGGGTATGACGGTTCTGCTTTATCCTCAGTCAGATGCCCCTGTTTCAAATTACTGCAAAAGGCTACATCTTTTCCGACTTTGGTATAGATGTTTCCGTACCTATCCCGGAAGTAATCATTTCCGCAAAAAGTTTCAAAATATGTAGCCTTTATCATAGCAGCAACCTCACTTATTCTAAACAGTCTGCTTCTTTGAAAGCAGCTAAAAGTTTTGTAAATTGAATTGCAAACCAATCTATTGTGGTTTCATCGTGACCGTAGCGGTTAGGGTGTTCAAAGTTTTCCTGTAATCCGCTTTCATTCATAAAGGCGTGTATAATCTCGTGCCGCTTTACCTTTTTAATGTAAACATCGAATACATCGTCATCGTGTTCGGGTTTTTTGGTAGTGATGCAAATTGTCTTTGATGTTTTATCGCAGTAGCCGTCACAGTTTTTTAAGTCTGTATCTTCTTCAGGACTACACTCTTTTATTGTGTAAGGCGTACCGAGAATATTTATTTTCATTCTACATCGCCCTCACTTTCAGCAGGGCAGTTTTTATACCTGTCAAACTCTATCTGCCGCAAATAGACTTCATCAGGTAGAGCGATACGCTGTCCGCACTCACTGCAATAATTGCCGTTAAGCTCCATAATGTCACAGTCGCCAACGACACTGTTGCAAGACGGACAAAGTAAATGATGATCTATTTCGTATTCACCACTAACACCCATACCGTGATTTATGACAGAGGGGTTACACATCAACGGCGTTTGTTTCAAGCGTAAATGCGATTCACATTCCATAAGTCTGTAACATTCGTGCAGTAATAAATTCAACTGACTAACAATTTTATCAGTCGTGTCGTATTCTTCACGATAGCCGTTAAGAATATCAGTAAAGAAAACAATGTTGCCGTTCTCGTACTTATATCCGCTTGCTGCGGTAGGCTGCATTTTGCGTTTGAATGATTCCAACTCATTCGACAAGCCTTTAATGTCGGGACACTTTTCAATGATTTCTCTCATTATCTGATAGGTTTCACCGCCATTGCCGTAAACGCTACGCACGCCTTTTAGTATTTCCGTAGCACTAACATATACATCTGACATTACTTGAACACCTCACTCATATCTAATTTTTGACCGCACTCGTCACAGTGCTTTTGTATTTTTCCTGATACCAAGTTGCCATTGATGAAAGTAGCAACCCGATTGAAACAGTTTTTACAGTGATACGCTTCGACATTTCCGTGTAATGTGGTTTCTAATACTTTCATAGGCATTTGCTTTCGCATAGCAGCTATAATGTTTTGCTTATCAAGAATATATAAATCTGAAATACCCTGTTCTTTAGCCACTTTTACAATCTCGTCAACTATTGCGTTGTCAACAGTTTCCTGTATCTGTACTGCTATCTTTGCTACATACGAGTTAACACCTTCGGAAAGGTCGATTGATTGAGCCGGGATATTTATGTGCATTCCTAAATCAAAGCTATTCATTACTTATCACCACACCCAAGATACAGTGATACAGTTCTTGCAAGTTCTTTTGCACCTGCACATTTTCCGGCACTGTAACCTGATTTATATGTATTTTCGTGGTCGCAACTGTTGATGTCCTCGGACAATTTTTCAAGTCTTACTGTTTCATCTTTCATATATTCAATAAGACCCTTTATGTCTGCCGCAGGTGTTGCACAGATACACGCTCCCTCGGTTTCTTCGTCAAACTTTTCCTGAACGAGAGCAGAGAGAAGAATCAAATAATTGATGCTGTCGCCGATTTTCTCGTCCCACATTTCCCTTGATACGACAAAGCCGTTTTCCTGTTTCTTGATAAGGTCATAAACAGATACAGTGTGCTTTGCCATCATTCCGGCAAGAGCTGTAATAGGTGTGCAGTTCTGAATCTCTGCGGCAACTTTGAAATTATGCAATCTGTCCTCAGTTGCGTATTCATTTGATTTTACGCTTAATGTATCAATACATTTTTTTATAGTGGTTTCTAAAACCTCATTAAATCTATCGTATTTCATATTGTTATCCTTTCCTTTTTCGCTTTTCTATTTTTACAGTTATATCTTCAGGCGATATTTTGTGTTCGTGGGCAAGTAGTTTCTTTGTATCTTCGATTTCACCCTGAAAAGAGCCATAAACCGAAATAGCCAACAATTCTTTATCACCTGAATAGAAAACATAGTATTCCATACAAGCACCTTAATCCTTTTTGAAAAAGTCACCTACCCAACCGTCAGCACCAAGCGGCAAATCCAACGCCCAAGGTATAGGCTCTGACATTATTCTCACAACATCGTCAAGCGATGCACTGTCGGCGTTACACTCTATAACAACCTCATCGTGAATGTGGAATATGACCTCATAACCTGCGGCCTTTAATCTTTCAATGGAAAGAGCCAAGCAATCACGAGCGATAGCCTGAACACAGTTCTCGACTAATTTACCGCCGTAAGTTTCAATGCGTTTCCACTTTTTTGTTGACTGATCCATACCCATATAAGAGATTGACGGGTTATCCCATTTGTTTACGCCTATCTGCGGAGCTATGTAATATAGCTTTCTGCCGGACGGTAGTGTTATCGTCATATAATCGGTGTTTTGGTTATAGTTAAACTCCCGAGCTACAATTACGCCGTTTACACCAACGCTGCCGCCTTGTGTAATTACCTGCACAGCAGCATTATCCATTTTGTACCAAAGGTCCCGGATGCGTTTATTTGCTTCACGCCAACGAGTAACGATGTCGGGTAAATCTTCTTCAGGTATTCCCATATCCAAAGCACCCATTGCAATTAAAGCACCGCTGCTACCTTGATAGCCAAGTGCAAGTTCCGCAACCTTACCTTTTTGACGGAGTGCATATTCAGGATTGCCTTTTTTAATGAGTTCAAGAGGAACACCAAACATCTGCGATGCAGATGCTTCGTATATCTTTCCGTGTGTACGGAAAACTTCAAGCCGCCATTGCTCACCTGCAAGCCACGATATTACTCTTGCTTCGATAGCTGAAAAGTCTGCATCAATAAGTGTTCGCCCCGGTGGAGCTATGAACGCTGTTCGTATAAGCTGACTTAATGTATCAGGCACGCTGCCGTAAATAAGCCTTAAAGCATCTGTTTTTTTATCCTTAACTAAATCTCTTGCAAGCTCCAAAGGCTCTGTATAGGTACGAGGTAGGTTTTGCACCTGTACCAATCGACCTGCCCATCTGCCTGTGCGGTTCGCACCATAAAACTGTAAAAGTCCTCTGACACGACCATCATCACAGACGGCATTGAGTATGGCATCATATTTTTTAGTGCTTGTTTTTCCAAGCTCCTGACGGATTTCAAGCATACGCTGTACCTCAGGACTGTTATCCTCTCGGGATAGCATTTTAGATACAGTGTCTTTGCGTAGGTCTGTAACAGTTTCATCGGTTTCAGTTTCAAGCCAAGCGGAAAGCTGCTTAATACTGTTCGGGTTATTCAGTCCCGATATGTTTACTGCTTCTGCTGTAAGATTCTGCTTTACATCAGCACCCATTTCCAAAGCACCGTGTACCATATCCATATCGACTGCCACGCCACGAGCGTTTATAATTAAATCAGTTTCCCATTCTCTCTGAACAAAGTCGGGGATGATAATATCTGAAAGGCTTGTATCAATAGCCATTTCAGTCGTAACATCACCCCGACAGTATTCCTTGAATAATTCCCAACGCTGCGGATCGTGATGCGGAAGATTACGAGTTCTGCCGCCGTTTGTTCTTGTAGGCTTGCAAGGAACACAAAAATAGCGTATAAGAGCTTTTCCTGTATTCAGCTTCCGTTTATCCTCGGGTAATCCCAAAGCACGCCCTGTGGCATCAAGACCTGCTGTATAACCTGCATACAAGCCTTTGAACATTGTGCATCGCCACTGTTCGGGTGGGAGCTGTCTGCCGATATACTTTGACAGACAACCCCACTCGAAAGGAGCATTGTATGCTTTTTTCAGATAGTCGGGATTTGTAAGTGCATCTGCAAGCCAAGGGGGAAGAATTTCCCCCTGTGCAAAGTCAATACAGACAGGTTCAGCATAATCAAGGGAATAGGCAAAGAGCAGTATTTCAAAGTCGGGACTTTGTATGTATTTCTGTGCTCCGGCTTTTTTAATATCAACGCTTGAATATGTTTCAAGGTCTATACTTAAATTGTGCATTACTCTTTACCTCCTGAATAAGTTTTACATCGGCTGTCCTGTAATCGGGTTAATTCCCGGTGCTGCTGTCATCATAGGCTGACCTGTTACCGGGTTTACCTGTGGAGCAGGTGCAGCAGGGGGAGCATAACCCTGTGCAGGTGGTGTGTATGTGGGAGCGGCAGGCTGTCCGTACTGTGGAGCAGGTGCAACAGCATTTCCAACATCTGCAAAGTCAGATGCAGCAGATGCACCACCTGCAAGCGGTTCGCCGTCCCTTGTTTTCATAACATTGCCAAGACCGCAACCAACACCCTTACTGCCCTGTGTGTCGTATGGGAAAAAGTTGATTGTAACTCTTGCATACATACCACTGTAAACATCGTTAGGTGCAAGCTCACAATTTACATTGTCGATACCAACAACCTGCGGTTTGTTTTTTGAAGATGCTGTGATAACATAGTGTCCTTTGCATTCTTCGCCAAAGGGAGTGCCGGACTTTCTGAGACCGTCACCGTCCCAAAGAATAGAGCTTTTCTGTGGGTGAGCACCGCCCCATTTCTTGGTTACGCCTTCTTCGTAAGCAGCGTTCATAGATGCTTCAATGTCAGCGAGGGTGGCTCTGTCTGTTTTCGGAATGAGCAGTGTAACACTGTATTTCGGTTCGCCGTTATTTGACGGTCTTGGTGTGATAAGGTTAGCATAAGAGATTCTAACCTCACCTGTTAAAACTTTTGTAGGAATGTTCTGATACATAAAATTACCTCTTTTCACATTTAATATTTTTTCATTTTGACTGTTTGATTTTTACTGCTTCTGCAAGATACTCTTTAAGTCCCTCGGCTACGGTTCCCATATAATCACGCACAGCCTTTTGTGCTTCAAAGATTTCAGGAGTTTTGTCACTGCCAAGAGTTTTAATTGTAAATTCGTCCACAAGATTTTTTGCTGCTTTTGAAAGCTCATTAAACTGTTTCATAATTTGCAATTCAACTTTTCTTTCTTCCGGGACATTGGCACAGAGCATCAATTCAATGCTAGCATCGCCGAAAGCTTCTTTTGCTTTTATTCTACTTTCCATTGCCTTTATATCTCTGTCCATATCCTCAAAGCCAAGGGGGGGATTGATGTTCCAAACATATTTTTATACCTCCAATTTTTTTTATAACAGCAGTTCTTTTACAACTGCACAATGGGTTAAAACGGCTATCGTTTTTTCTTCTGAAAAACCATTTACGCCTACTAGCTGTCTGACAAACCAAGCGGCTATGTCATTCGCTGTATTGTTTCCTAAATCAACATCGGGAATCGAAAAGCCGATATTTTGTCGGGGGGTCTTACAACATTTACGCATAGTGTTTACTCCTTTCCTGCAACCTCGGCAAAGTCTGCCGCTGCTGCATTGTACGGTTCTCTTTTATCGCTCATAGGAACAAGTGTAGGTTTGCCAAGCGGTTTTGTTATAAACTGACCGACTTTTTCTGCAAATTCATTCTTGCCCATAAGTTTTTCAAGTGCTGAAAGTGTCAAAGGTTTACGCTCATACACAAGTGATTCATCATAACCTGCGGCAATAATAGCGTTAATTGCTGCATCTTGGTCTGTGAATGTGCGGTTAGCTCTACCTGCAACAGCTTTCCAACCGGGAATCTCTTTACCGTTCAAGGTGGCATTAAGTGCGTATTCTTCAAGGTCTTTATACCAAGATACAAGCTCTGCACCCCTTGTAAGCAGATCACCAATTTCAGCATCCGAAAGAACATTGACCGGGATTCCGTCTTGTCCGTCTGCTTCAACCTGTTCTAATTCTTCAGGCGATAAAGAATCAAGCGGAACGCAGTCCTTAAATTCTTCAAGAGCTGTATGTACTGATGCTCGGACCTTGCATTGTGCTTTACCTCTGCAAAATCTGCAATGTTCGCCGGGAACAAATTCCCCAAGTCCTCTGAACGCTTTTTCTGCAATAGGTTTAATTGATTCGCCCCAAGCGGTAAGCTCGTCAACAGTGGTTTCCCAAATACTCGGTTCTTCCGATAAACGAAGCTGCTCAATGACTAAAACAACTTTTTTGATTGTATCGCCGTAAATTGCCTTGTATTTATTCAAAGCACCAAGGGCGTACAGTTTCATTTGCGGATTTTCCTCTGCTGATACAGCAACACCTTTTCCGTGTTTGTAGTCGGTGATAATAATTGTATCGCCGCCAATCATAACACAGTCGCAAGTGCCAAATCCCTCGGGAGCGTATTCAGAGTAGTCAACTCTGACCTCTGCTGTTACATAAGGTGCAGCGTTAAATTGCATAGCACGCTCCGTCAAGTGTTCAATGTAAAGGTCTGATGTCTTTTCCATTTCAGGATTATACATAGCATCTTTTTTCAGCTTGTTAATCCTTGTTGTAAAGGTTTTCGGTGTAATTGATACAGTGAATTTTTTAAGCAGCTTTAATTCACAAAATGAATGTGCAAGTCTGCCTTCTTCTGCATACTCTGATGTACTTTCGGGGAACTGTTCCTCAAATCGAGGGGCAGCCGTACACACAAGCCATCTACTTGCCGCCGATGCGGACAACAGTGCGTGTTGTTCAGGTGTTGGCATATTTAGTCCCCCCCCCTTAAATAGCTGCACCCATTGCACGAAGTTCAGCAGCAAATGTGCCGTAGTGTGCAGGGTCAAGTGTGGTAAGAGCTTCTACACCGTATTTTGCAAGTAGTGCTGACAACTCTGCCATTTTACCTGCATCAATCAACGCTGTACCTGCTTTTGCAATCATTTCAAGTGTGTACTGTGGTGCAGCGGTAGGTACTGCCGGAGCAGGTGCAGGTGCGGCATTAGTAGGGTAGCTCACATTCTGCGTGTTCGGTGCAGTCGGCACATTCTGCGGTGCAGAAACAGGGACAGTAGGGTTTACAACTGCTTCCGTAGGTGCTGCTACCTGTGCAGGAGTAATGGGGTTCGGTGTCGGCTCTTCTTCAAGATTAGCTCTTGCGTAATCTCCGCAAACAATTTGAATGTCCGCATCTGAAAAGCCAAAATTTTCTTTTAGATATGCGATATACTTGGGAATATCGCTCGGTACAAGAAAGCGTTGAGCCGTAGTAGCTGCGATTTCCATTTTATTATCGCTCTTACCACTTAACGCCCTTGCAAGGTTGTTGATTGCTTCGGATAATTCCGGAGCTGTGATTCTGATTTCTAACATTTAGAAATACCTCCTTTTTAGTTTCACTTGGTTTTATATTTTCATTGCTATTGCAATCACATTTTTCACCGGGGTCTAAATTTGCACTGCATTCGGGGCAGGGATAGTAATAAGCCATATTAAACACCCTTTATGTAACTGTCCCACTTGTCAAAGCGTTCCATTGTGCTTCTTGAATACTCGGTGCTGTAAATGCCCTTGTTCCAAAGTCTTTTAGCACCTGCATCACCACAGTTGTACGCCATAAGTGCAAGACCATAATCGCCGTGCTTTTTGACTGCTTCTGATAGCATCAGCACACCTGCTTCGATGTTGCCCTTGTGGTCGAGTGGTTCAATGCCTTTTTTACGCAGCCACTCAAAATTGACTTTGTTAATCTGCATAATTCCGTAATCATTTGTAGAGCTTATTGCGTAAGGGTCAAACCTTGATTCCTGTTCTGCTACTGCCAAAGCTAAAGCAAAAGGCAATTCGTACTTTTCGCACATTTCAAGCATTGTCGCCTGAAGCTCTGCATCGAGGGTGCGTTCTGCACTTTTAATTTCCAATGTGCAAAGAGCAACTGCCGGAGTTTCCGTCTGTGTTGCTGCTGGCTCTGTTGAGGTTACATCTTCAGAAGCATTTACCGTGTCGGGTGTAAAAGCTGAACAGAGGAAGCAACCAAAGATTGTACCAAGACTAAATATGATAAGTACAAAAGTAATGAGAATTATCATTATTCGTCTTTGTTCAGACTGTTTCTGTCTTTTGCGGATTGTCGCATTCATAGGTTTTTCTGCGGACATTTGATTCACGCTCCTTTTTCCAATTTTCAAATCTTCTTTTGACATCGGGATTTTCAAAATATCGCTCTGTCGCTTCCGCCACCCACCGGGCGAAACTGTTTGTTTCGTATGTAGGTAATGTGGATATAGCTGCCATAACGATTACTCCTCACTGTCTGCGTTGGTTGTTTTGTTTGACTGCTCAAACTCTAACAGGTCGCTTTCTTTAATCTTGTAAGCTCTGCCGATGTCGATTGCTGCAAGTTTTTTATTCCTTATCCAGCCCCAAACGGTGGCGACTGTCACACCGTAACGCTCGGCAACTTCATCACAAGTGAAATACTTATCCAACAAAATCACGCTCCTTTTTACCTGTTTTTACTTATTTTTACCTATTTATACTTGACTTTTGTTCGGTTTAGTGCTATAATGTTTAGTGTCGAGCAAAACTATATAACACTAAACCCGAACTACAAAGCCGTAAACACTTTGTAGGTGCTTTACTTATGTTTATTTATGCCCTACTTGTGTTTAACTGTGTTTAGTATAGCATAGTTTATTAAACTTGTCAATAGTTTTGTTTAATTTTGTTTAATAAAATTTCAGGAGGTTTAATTTTATGCGTTTTTATGAGAGAGTTAATGAACTATGTATCAAGAAAGGAATATCAATTACAGCACTTGCAATGGAGCTTGGTTTCTCAAAGGGTACACCTACAAATTGGAAAACAATGACAAAGCCGCCTCGTGCTGAAAATGTAAAAAAGATTGCTGATTTCTTCGGTGTTGCACCTGCATACCTTACAGAAGAAAACAGTGTAGAGATTCAATCTGTGCAAGAAAATCACGGAATAATAGGACATACACACGCACCCGTTACAATAATCAACGGCAGCGAAAGAAAACTATCCGAACAGGAGCTTGAATTGTTACACATCTTTGGAAAACTTGATGTAGTAAAACAAGCAAAATTATTGGTGTACGCTTCGGAATTGGAAAATGAGGTGTAATCTATGGATAAAAATAAAAACGCCCTGACAGCTAAAATCAGGGCGTACAGAACAAAATTATTATGGTGCGATATTAAATTTATTTCGTGGTGCTTTTATAGCTTATTTCATATTGTTGTGATACCGATAGCTTTTGCAGTGGTGTTTAAGAGATACACTCCTTTTATGCTCCCGGTTATATTGTTTATGTGCCACAAAGAATTAAAACTCATCAGCGAAGCAACGCATCCTATAAATATAAAGATTGAAAACATAAAAGATGCAAAGAATGAATTACGCTCAAAAATAGATGATCTGAAATCAGGTTTAGGTTCTTCAGCTTCCGGGAAACAAATATCTTTATTTGATGTTCTTGAAACAGGCGATTGTCAACCGGGCGAAATTCTCACACATACCATATCCACTAAACACGGATATTATAAAGATGTAACTGTACGCACCGATGAAAATACCGACCTCATAGAAAAATGGATAGACAAAGATACAGGCTGCTTATATATGGTGGTTGTGTATCAGGACGATAAACCCGAAAATATATCTGTTACAAAAGATGTGTTTGACATACTCTATAAAAATCAGTTTGGCGTATGATAGAAAAGAGGGAAGCTATGAAAAAAGGTGTTATATATGCCCGGTATTCAAGTGACAGGCAAAATGAACAGAGTATTGCCGGACAGGTTGATGTGTGTACTGAATGGGCAAAGGATAACGATATAAGTATAATGCACATCTACCACGATGAAGCTCTTACAGGAAAGACGGACAAGCGACCTGATTTTCAGCGAATGATTAAAGATGCTAAAAGCGGAAAGTTTGATTATATAATAGTATATAAATTAGACCGCTTTGCCCGGAACAGATACGACAGTGCTATATACAAAGCACAGCTTAAAAAATACAATGTTAGAATATTATCTGCTATGGAAAACATTGCGGACGGTCCCGAGGGCATTATTCTCGAAAGCGTGTTAGAAGGTATGGCAGAGTATTATTCCGCAAACCTTGCACAGAATGTTATGCGAGGACTGCATCAGAGGGCAGAGCTTGCAAAGTATTTAGGTGGTACAATTCCACTTGGATATAAAATTGATGCAGATAAAAACTATGTACTTGATGAAAATACAGCCTTTATAGTAAAGCTGATATACGAAAGATACGCAGACGGCTATACTATAAAGGAAATATGTCAGGAGCTTAACGCTGCCGGCCACAAATCATCAACCGGGAAAAAGTTTGCATACAACTCTTTGCATAGGTTACTTACCAACCCCAAATACATCGGCAGGTATGAATATATGGGCGTGGTGATTGAAGATGCCATACCACGAATTATTGACGATGATACTTTTGAAAAAGTGCAGCAGAGGGTACAACGAAACAGGCGTGCTCCGGCTGCTGCAAAAGGTGCTGTTGATTTTCACCTTACAGGAAAACTGTTCTGTGGTAAATGCGGCGGTAATATGGTGGGTGATAGCGGAACAAGCGGCACAGGCGTAACACATTTTTATTATTCCTGTATAGAAAAGAAGCGTAAGCACGGCTGCACAAAAAAGAGTGTCAAAAAAGATTGGATTGAACAGCTTATAACTGACATAACAATAAAACAGGTTCTTACTGATGAAAACATAGAATACATTTCACAAAAAGCCTTTGAGCTTTACGAAAAAGACCGTCACGACAAGTCAGAGATTACAGCTCTTAATAATACACTCCGAGAGGTACAAAAGGTTATTGACAATATAATGAGAGCTATTGAGCAAGGAATCATTACCGATACAACAAAGCAGCGTTTAATGGAAGCAGAGGAACGCAAAAAGGCAATCCTTGTTTCGATTGCAAAAGAAGAAATTAAAAAACCACCTCTTACCAAAGAACACATTGAATTTTTCCTGTATGAAATGAAAAACAAGATTTATAATTCAAGTGATCAGATAGAGGTGATTATAAAAACCTTTGTAAATGCTGTGTATTTATATGATGATAAATTGGTACTGACTTTTAATTTCAGAGAGGGTAATGAGCTTAAAAAGCTTGAATTGACAGAGCTTGAAAAGTTCGGATTTGATAATGTTCGGTTCACCATAGCAATATTATCCGAACTTTTTATGTTTGCGGTAATAGTAAAGCTCCGTAGTAGGTAAAACCTGCTGCGGAGTTTCGCTTTTTAAGCGTAATGTTACAATGTTACATTGTTTTCCCTATATGCGTGTGTATATGCGGATATAAAGTATTTTTTCTTTATATTCTTTATAATTTGCGTAATTTATATAAAATTTTGTAACTTTGTAACATTTTTATTGAAATTCTTTATTTTATGCAGGTTTAATGGTGTTACAAATTGCGTTACAAATTACTGTTACAATTAAAAATCAATGCTTTTTGTAACAAAATAAAAATGTTACATTTCTACATTCCAAATAGCAGTGTAACAGATTTTGTAACAGATAAAAAGCTCCGAAGCGTTGACCGCCCCGGAGCTTTAATTTTTACTTGCACTTTGCGTTGATGTAACCCCTTAAAACATTTTTAGCTTCTTCATCGGTAATACCTTTTTTACCGAGCTTATCCAATACATTTTCAGGCAACATCAAATCATTTTCGTAATAGTCCTGTGCAATTTTCAATTTTTCTTTCTGATCCTCTGTAAGCGATGCAATAAAGGCTTCACCCTTTTCCGCTGTATCCTTGCTTGTGAATCCGTACATAGGATTAAGCGTTGCGAATGACTGTTTAATGCCCTTAACAGTACCGCCGTTTTCAAAGTATTCATCAAGATATTTTAATGCAGCTTCTTTATCTTTGTATCTAACTGCTGTTTTCATATAATACAAAGCGTTGGATTTTGCATCTGTACCGTATATGGTATTATCTGTCTTGCCCTGATATTCACGCTTGATGTCAAGAATTTCATAATAGGCACTTTCCTTGTAATCGTAACTGTAAACAACAGAGCCTTTAAGAATTTCACCTGTACCCTTTGTTGGCTTTCCTGTGATTTCATTATACAAATCATCAACCCCTAATGAGTTAAAGAAATGCTGCCATTTATCACGGATAGCACGAGGTTGTGTAAGTGACGGATAGAAATTCAAGCCGCTTACCAATTCAACAGGCATCTTCAGGAACGGTGTTATCATACCCCACGCTTTGTCAAGTGGAGCAGTAAGGTCCTCTGACGACCATTTATAATCATCAAGACCAAACCATTCAAGCAATTCTGAAAAACTACCGAGCTGTCTAAAAGCGTAAATATCGTCACCGAATTGTCCCAAGGTCAAATGCGGAACATTTCTTACTGACGGTGGCAGCTTGTCGTCTTCTTCTTTCATAACAAGTTTATTCCAAGCTACCATAAGCAGACCGAGCATATTTACCATTAAGGCTTTGAGTAAAAGTTTACCTGCTTTTTTCGGTATTTTATCATCGGATGCAATGATGTTTTCAAACAATCTGTAATAACGCTTTAAGTTGGTTTCCGTAAAGGAGTAGAACGGAATCCAATATCTACGGAGCGTTTGTCCCATTTTGCCGACTTCATCATAAGCACCAAGCAAATCCTTTGAAAGTTGATATGCTTTATCCTCAACAGAGTTTAATCCTCTGACAATGTACCTGTTTGAAGCAACATAGTCTTTAACGGTTCCACCGTTATGCTTGATTGCTTCTTTGAAATACAGATATGCGGAGTAGCGGAGTATTGCTTCTCTGAAATTGTGAACATTCTCTACACCATTATAATATTTTTCAAACAGTTTAGCCGGAATCTTGAATATGCTCACACCCTGTTTATCTTTCAAGTGTGAAAACAGTTTGTCTTGCATTTCTGAATCCATTTCGTTTGCAAATATCATTGATGTATATCCGCCTCGTTCAATCCATTCCATATATTCAGGGGAATACTTTTTGTGTCGCATTGCCTGATATATGTCCTGAACAGCCTTTTTAGAATACATAGTAACTTTCGGATTTCCGGCAATTACTGCATCTAAATCACCGAATAAGTTACGCAGACCGAATTTTATTGTTCTCAAAGGATTGACACTTGTCGCCCAACCTTTCCAAGCTGATACAATACTGCGTGCGACCTTTGCACCCTCTGTTGCTTGTTTCGGGTTTGCAATTTCGTCCATAGTTGTAACTATTTCATTAGGTAATACCCACTGTTCGTATGCTGCACCTGTAAGCCGTACAGTATCGGCGTACTGTGTAAACAGTTTATTAAGGTCAACATTTCCTAAATCAACCTCACCTGATGTTAAGGCTAAAACCATTTCATTGTGTGCTTTATTGAACGCATCTTCATCAATTACAGTTTTTGTGTAGAAATAATTACCTCGTCTTGGCTGATGAATGGTATGTGTGTCACTCATTGCTTTTGCAAGTGTTTCCCAAGTTTGATAATCATCGGCAAGAACGCTTTTTATCCACTCTCTTTTTTGTGATGTGTATTTCAAAACGGTTCTTGCGTTTAATACGGCCTGTTCCTGTGCATCTGTTGCATTATCAGGCAGGTTTGTACTTGCAACTATACCAACATACTTATACAGTCCCGGTACATTCAAATCGTGGCGTTTCAAGGCTTCAACAACTCTTGCATATTCACCGTCATAAGTAGGAAGCTCATTACGATCAGCTAAATCAAACAGACCATTGAAACCAAACATAATGCGTGAATTGTACCACTGCTGCTGACGATATGTTTCACTGTCAGGTTTTCCTTTGCTATCAAGAATAATATTACCGTCTTTGCCTGTCGCTTCTTTGCGGATTATTGCATTTATAGCATCTTTATTATTCTTAAATGCTTCGTTTTCAAGCTGCGGTTTAATATCGTACTGCTGCTTAATTCTGCCAAGAGTTTCAGCAATATACACATCGTACTGCATTTGCAGCATAGCTTTGTATTCAACTGCCAAAAAGTCGGTATTGATTGCCTTTGTAGAACCTTGTCTTTCTTTAAGCCAACCACGACCTGCCTTTATGCCGATTTCTCTACTGCCTGTACCCTTGCCGCCGTTGTTCATATACTCTATTACCTGATGATGATAGTAATTTTTACGCTTGAATTTTCCGTCAGTGTCAAAACCGATATAGCGGTTAAGGTCTATATACTGTGATTTGAGAGCTTCCCAAATGTTCTGCCTTTTTATAAGTGCTTGCTGAACATTCTCGGTTGCTTCTTCATTCAGCACTTTAACAATGGCATCAACTTCACTCGGGGTTATCTCATTAGGTAACAGTATTTCAGTGTAGCCACGCTCTTTTTGGATTTGAGCTTCTTCCTGTAAGTCAAGGAAATAAACAAGCTCTGAAAATGTCTTAAATTCTTCAGGAGTTAGTCCCTCTGTCATTTTGTTAAGCTTATCCTGAACCATAAAGGAAGCAGTAGTAGGCAGGTTTTTCCACTGTATCATACTTTTGCGGAACTCTGCAAAGAATGTACCTTTTTCGCCACGCTCGGGAATATTCGGGAAAACTCTTGTCATATTATGAGCTACCCACGCTGCACGCTCACCCCACAACTGTTTTTGTGTAGGTTTATCAACTCCGGCACGGTCTTTATCAAACTGCTCAAATATTTCTTTTTTGCGTTCCGGGGTTAATTCTTCCGCATCTGTGTCATACACAGAATATTGAGCCGTAGGCATACTGTCTGATATGAGCAGTAATTCATCATTGCCGAATCCAACCTCTGAAAGAAAAGCATCATTTGTACCTGCATCGGCGGTTTTGATATAATCTGCTGCATTGTAGGAATCAATAAAGGCTGTGTCTTTATTCCAATATGCCTTGACTAAATCAGTATAATCATAGTCAAAATCATAAGGTGACATACCTGCCATTATATCACAAACAACTTCTTCCATAACCTTGTCATCGTCTTTTAAGAAAGCAACATACTGTTTGTATCGAGGATGACTAAATATTTTATTCTTTACATCTTCCGGGATTGTACTCAATATGTGCTGCTTTACTTTCTGCATTTCAGCAGTTTTATAGAACCTGTGTCCCAATTCGTGACGATTTATCGCCCAAGGTGATGTTTTAGGATGGTTATAGCAGATGTAAATCTCGTCACCGTTAAAGATTATACCACCGACTTTTTTATCAGGACTGAAAGCCAAACGACCTGCATCGAGGAAAAAGCCTGTAATTTTCATACCGAATTTTTTGTTTAATTCGATAATCTCTTTCATTTCGTCATTATAGGCTTCTTCTTTGATAAAGTCAGCTTCAATAGTATAGATACGCTTACTTTCTACTTTTCCGTCTTTGCGGAGCTGTGCTGCGTAGGCGTTTCTTTCTTCTGTGCTGAGAGCTTTTGAGCTTTCTGCATTTCCGAAAATTCCTTTAACTTGCTTTCCGGCACTCTCATCAAGTCCCCATTTTCCGCTTCGAGGTAATAAATCGTTTCCTGTTTGCTCATACGCAAAATCCTCACTTTCAAAGATAGAATACTTTGCATTTTCCACACGCATCACCGGGGAAAGTTTGAGTATATCATCAATTATTTTTACGGTGTTAGTATCTGCCGGAATAAAATATCTTGTGTTGTACTGTATTCTTTCTGTGAACACACCTTTTTTGGTAAGCAGGTCATAGTGTTCATAGGAAGGACCCACAAGCTCAATTCTATTTTCGCCCGATACTTTTCTTTGAACGATTTTCCAATCGTTTTCAAGATGTACTGTATCACCATTTTTAATACCTGTAACTAAATCTTTTGTTGCAATTTTTTCTTTTGTTCTTGAAGAACCAAGTCGCCTTAATGTTTCGTCAATCATATCTTCCGAAACAACTCTGCCGATAAGCATTTCACCGTCAGAGGTAAGAACACGATATATTCGCACATTCTCTGTCGGGAGTTTATCCCATACAGGAAGAACAACGCCGCTTATTAAGTGCAGACTTTCTTTTCTAAATTCCGGTAGCTTTGATAATTCTTCATTCCAAAGTTTCGCTGCTTCCGCAGGTTCGATTTTAGTCCAATTACCATAAAAACGGTTTTGTGCGATATAATCATTTTTAACCTGTCCTACAAGCTTATAATTATTTGTTACATTTCCGTATTGGTCGGTAGAAGATGATGTCTGCATAACTGCCCTGACAACACCTGTTGTTTTGTTCTGATAGAATCCCACAAATGATTTGCTGTCAGTAACTATGTCCTCAAATCTAACAGGCTTGATTTTGTGTTCTGCTGTGAGATTGTAATACTTTGTTTTTGCACCGCTTCTTTCATCTTCTCTGATGTCCTGAACCTCATTCAGCGTGATTTTATCCGCTTTATAGTTTTCAAGACCTTTATCAAGCGTACCTGCAAGCATTGCCTTTTCAGTTGCATCTTGCAAACGCTCTGAATATCCGTCAAACACGGTATTCTGTTCGGAGCTTTCAAGAGATAATATTCTGTTCAAGAATTTATTTACCTCACGAAGTTCGGGAGCTGTAACGATAATACGGTTATAATCATCAACAATTTTTTCTTTAAGACCGAGTTTTTCGATAATAGCAAGACCGTTATCAATGCCGTCAACTCTGTTTGCGATTAAGTCCTTGTAGAATACAGCCAACACATCTGCTGCAAAACTGTTTTCAAGGTTGTCGCTTGCAGAGAACATACCCTGTCCACCTGCTTGTCTTTGTCCTTTTGTCATAGCTCCGAGTTGGTCAAGTCTTTTTGCGATTGTTGATATAAAACGCATCTGACCTTTCAAATCTGTTGTAACAAGTTTGAATATTGGTGCTGATGCCTGATTGCTTCGGTGTGAACGACCAAAACCCTGTACCGCATTATCAGCTTGCCAACCTGCTTCAAGCAAGTAATGAACTCTCTGCTGCTGATTCTTTGCAGCTCTGTCAGCGTGGTATGATTTACCTGTGCCACCTGCTTTTGAGAATATAATAATTCGCTTGTTGCCATTTTGGAAAGCATCTACATCGGCATCTTTTTTACTGCCGATTTTTTCCTCAATGAATTTGCCGTCTTTCTGAACAACTCGTCTTGCACGACCTGTATTTTCAGCGACCATATCTGTCCCGAAATGATTGATAATCATATCAATCGGTGATGACGGTACTTTAATGCTACCAAGTTTAGCAAGCAATTCCTCTCGCTGTCTAACCGCTTCACGATTCATAACAGGATTGCCCTTGCTATCGTAAACAGGTTTGCTTCTAACATTGCCCTCATCGTCCCTGTATTCCTCAAACTGCTGTACCGGGAATGAGTTTTCAATGTATGACATAAGCATCTGTTTTGGTGTTAAGTCAAATTCATCAAGCTCTAAATCTTCTGCTTTGAGCCTTGCAAATTCTTCATTCTGTGCCGCTTCGTTGGTACTTACCAACTGAATTACACAAGATTTTCCGTCAGCTAATTGCTTTTCAATATCTGCTATAACACTTGGTACTTGCATAGAGGTTAATATCTGATTAAAGAATCGCTGCTGTGAACTCCAAAAAGCACCCAACGCACGACCTCTTGCAGTGCCGTCTTTACTTTGGTTTGTTGTATCCAAAGCCTTGTTGATATTGTTAAGAACGATTTGCCAACTGCGTGCAAGCTCATCATATATTTTTTTCTGCTGCCCTGTGAGCTTATGAGTAATCTTGTCATAGCGTACATCTTCATAGCTGATGTTTCGGGATAAGTACACGCCCATTGCTTTCATATCTCTTGCAATAAGCTCCATTGCTGCAAGTCCACCTGCTTTAATTTTACTTACGAAATCATCACCTGTTACAAAAGCTGTGCCATCGCCCCACAAGCCAAGTCTTTCAGCATAACGCAGGTTCTCAACCTCTGTTGCACCTGTTGCGGAAGAATAAACAATTTTTGCTTTTGGTAAGGCTTCTTGCAGTGCAATACCTGCAAGACCTGTCTGACTTGCTTTTTTAATGCCCCTTGTACCCTTTGTAGCTGTCGCATTACCCATTTTATGAGCTTCATCGAATACAATTAAGCCGTCAAAGTCTTTACCAAGCCATTTAACAATTTTTTCAAAGTTTGAATTGCCGCTGTCAAAGCCTTTCGATAAAGCACTGTAACTGATCACCATAATAGCTTCATCAGTGTTTAATACGCTATCTGCTTTATTACCACCTACAAACTGTGTAACCAAATCAGAATCACCAAAGAGAGCTTTTACATCACGCTTTGCATCGTTTACAAGGCTTGAATTAAGTGTTACCCACAATGATTTTTTTCTACCCTGATTATAGTTATCAAGCATCATTCCGGCGATTGTTCTACCTTTACCAATACCTGTACCGTCACCCAAGAAGAAACCTCTTGTGTTTCCGTTAGGTAAGGTTTGTGAATGGCTCTGTCCGGCATAAGATATAGCTTCTAACTGCACATCTGACAACACGCCATTTTCGACAACGCTCTGCGGAATATTGGGTTTGTATGTAACAACAGGCGGCTCAATAGCACTCATAGCAGCACTCTCACTAACTTTTGCAGGGTGCGGCTGTGTGTTCTTCAGACGAAGCGGCTGTGTTTGATAATGCTCAAATATACTGTCTGTCAGTTCTTTGTGCTTTACTCTCTTTCGAGGTTCAGCTCGTCTTGTCTGTATATCAGATTGTCCGCTATTGCTGTCACCAACTCCAACAGGGTTTTGGTTTCCAACAGGTCCGCTTTGCTGCCCTGTTCCCAATCCTCTGTCCTCGTTAGCCACAACATCTGTGCTTTCGGTTTCATTGATTGCAGGTTTTCCACTGTCTGCATCAGTTGATTGAATACCTTTTCGCTCAGGCTGTTTTTCAAGGTTTGCATTGTTTGTGGATTTTCCCTTATTTGCAAGGCTACCTGCATCAGATACAGTTCTGTTTCCGACATCGGTTGTTTTTCCTGTTGCAACATCTTCTGTGCGTGTAGTTGCAGGGGTTCTTTGTTCATTTGCTGAATAGTCAATAGCAGGTCTTTCATTTCTTATACCTCCTAATATTTCCTGTAACTCTTGCAGGGTATCGACAAAGCCTGTTTCAGTATGAGTTGTAACGCCGTTTTTGTCGATAACAAGCATCTGAATATCAAAATTTGTACCGTACTTATTGTAGTTTTTGCCGTTTATATGGATATTGGCTCTGACATTATACTGTGATTTAATATCTTTCCACCAATTACGGAACGCAGGTGCTCCGTCACCCATACCGTGACCGACAATAGCAACAAGTCTGCCGTTTGGTGCAAGAATTTTAAGAGCCTGTTCAATGTGTTTTGCACCTATTTTTGTATTCTGTATGTTTCTTTCGGACGAAGAAGAAAACGGGGGATTCATAACAATAACGGTAGGTTCAATCTGACCGCCGAGGATATTGTCAAGCTGCTCTGCGTTTTCATTGAAAAATCCGTCAAAAGGTAGGTTTTTCAGAATACTCAATCTGCGTTCGTCAAGTTCATTAACATAAACTGCGGCACCGTCTTTTTTCGCAAACACTGCTATACCGCCTATACCTGCGGACGGTTCAAGCATTATGTCGTTCGCATTTACATTTGCGGCATAATTTGCTAAATAAGCAATAGACGGTGGAGTAGAAAACTGCTGATATTTTATCATATCTTCGGTTCTCTTGGTTTGAGTAGGAAGAAGCTCTAAAAGTTCAAGCATTTTTTCTGCCGACACATCTTCCATTGAAAGTATATGCTGATTCACGCCAAGTTCCATAGCATCATACGCATCTTTTATGGAGTAGGCGTTATCGGCCATAGTGCCGCCAAATGCAACATTAGCTACTTTTGCAAGTTCCGCAGCAGGTATTTTCTTACCGTGTGCCAATCTTGATGCAACGAATTTAGCTATTGCTTTTGTTCCTCTACTCTTTATTATAGCATTATCAGGCTCACTTTTCAATACATCTTCATTTTTTGTAGCTTTTTCAACAGTATTTTTTTCAACCTCTGCCGGAGCTTCATCGGGTTTTTCTTCTGCTGCTGTTGGTTCTTCCTGTTGAATTTCAGCAGTTGTGGTAGTTTCGTCTGCAACAGGTTTAGATTCTACACCTGATTCAAAGAAATCATTGAACACTTTGAATACATCTGCTCCGGGTTCACTCTTAAAAGCAAAACCGGGTAAAGGTTTAAGGTCAAGTGTTTTTGTTGCCTTTGAATAATAGCCGCCAACAGATTTTACAGCACTTAACAGCTTTTTGAAATCATCGGAAGATACACGCTCATTAAGTGTTACCACCCATATCTTTTCATCTTTGTTTGTGTGCTTTGTTTCCGTAAGAGTGCATTTGTCTGTGAGCTTCAAAATCGGCTCTGTATCAGATTTTACACTTTCGGGGGTATCTGTTACGCTTTCAGGTGTTTTTATTACGCTTTCACCCTTTTTTGTTACACTTTCAGGGATTTCAGTAACACTTTCAATCGCTTCTTTCGCAAGAGATTTGAGGTTTGCATCATTCGCAAAGGGGAATTTGTTTCCGTCCTTACGCTCATATTCTGCAATTTTTGATTCTACGGGCATAACCAAACCTGCTATATTTCCGTCAGCATCATAGCCGACAAGTAGTGTGCTTCCCAAAGTTCCACCGCTTACGAGCTTGATTGTGCTGCTACGCTTCTTTAAGGAAGTGACAAACTTTGCATCATAGATATGTGCAATACCACCCACAATACAGATGTTTCCGGGTGAAAACAACATACCCTTGCTTTCTTCCACAGAATAAGGTATAAATTCTGTAACGGTATCAATCACTTTGTTAGAAAGCAGCTTGCGGATATTGTCCGATGTGATTGTCTGCATACCACCTAATGAGGAATAATATTCATTTACAGCATTATTCAAAAATTCAATACCGCTATCATCGGTTTTTAATGCGATATGTCCCTCTGTTACAAATTTTGCCCCCTCTATTTCAAATATGCAGGGTTTGCGATTTCCTTTTACAAGAGTTTTTACCTCTGATTGATTAAAAGGCTTTGCTGCATTTTCAGCTTTTTTCTCGGTTTCTGCTTTCAACAGTTCTGATGCAGTCGGGATATTTTTGTAATATACATCGGGGTTAGCGTGTATTCTTGCCGGAACGATAAGGGCGATAAAATTACCGTCTTTATCGTGAACAGTCCAAGGAGTTGAGAATGTTTTGGAATTTGCCTTGATAACATTCCCCTTTTGATTTGCAGCATCTATATATTTTTGCTGTGCTACATAGTAGCTGCCGCTTATTTCAAAGGCATAGTATGTTCGGTTATCCTTTGCGGTTTCAACTCTCGGATCACCCTGAATAACAACATCATTTTCTGCGTTATAAACTGCTGATAATTTTAAGCCGCTTTTGGTTTCGATTTTACCCTTATACACTTTTTTTACTGCTTCAAGGTTTTTATCGGTTAAAGGAATTGCCATAAAGCCGTCAGTGATAATATCTTCGCCTTTATACATCTTTTCCGCACCCTTGAATGCAGCATAGATGTTTTTCGGGTGTTTCAGGCTTAAAATTTCGCCCTCTGCCGTATCAACAGCAGTGCTTGATACAGATTCATTAACAGGTACATTTTCAGTGCTAACAGGCATATTTTGCTCATTTGTGCTTGTTACAGTTGGCGTTTCTGTATTAACACTGACGGTTATACCTAACTTTGAAAGCTCCTGAGTAACAACTCTCAAAACATCAGGTGACACGCCTATATAGGGAACGGTTTTACCGTTCAATTCCGTAGGAGAGTTTTTAATACCAAGTTTTTCTGTTATAAGCTCCGCATCTGCACCATACACATTATAAAAATCACCATTCAGAGTAAATTTAACAGTGTTAGGTTTGATATCTTCTGAAACAGGCTCAACAACATCTGCTTTTGCAACACCTGATTCAACAGTGCTTGTTTCATCACCATATATCTCGGCTCTTTCACTTGCAAGCTGAACATCAACATCACTGATGATATTTTTAATCTGCGTTGCAACTAACCTGTATTCACCTGCATTTTGAGTATTCGCAGGGATAACATTCTGCATAATGGTCTGCGGCAGTTCTGCGGACAGGTCTTTACCATCTGCGGAAACAACAGCAGTATTGTATTTTTCAGGGTTGCCGCTTTTCAGAGCTTCGGTGTAAGCAGTTGCGTATTCGGTAATCAATTCAACATTATCGGTTACACTTCCTGACGGTATTGCCTTAAAGTTTTCGCCAAACAGTTTCCAATACGCACCCGACACACCTGCTTTATTTTTAATCTCTGTAACAGCTCCGCTTGTGATTTTTGATACATTGTTAAAGACACTGCGTATAGTTTTATCACTACCTACTAACGCCTTTTCAATTTCAAGTGCTGCACCAATAATTTCTTGGCGTGATACATCGTCTGCACCCTTTGCAATAAGGATGTTTTCCAACCTTTTTATTTCGCCGCTTGCAGATTCAGGTGTAAACTTTGTTATTTCACCTGCACCTAATATCTCACCTAATTCACCCGATGCGGATGCAGGGGTAACAGGGGAGCTTGTATCAATGGCAGAAGCGGAAGGAGCTGCCGCAGGTGTACCACTCGTAACAGCAGAGTTCACAGGCGGTACAGAAACGATAGGCGGCACAGGTGTATGTGCATCGCCTGTTGGAGTGCTACCACTTGGGAGAGTAGGAGCAATAGCCGGAGCAGTCGCACCACTGCTTGTAGGTGTGGTTGTTGCTATATCCGTTGTAGGAGTACCGACACCATTCAACACAGCGTTTGCGTTGTTTCTGATAGTCTGCAACTCTGAAAGAATAGAATTAACATATTTATCCTGACCTACCAAACGAATCTTATTCGGGGTAAATGTATAAGTGTTTCCGTCTATCGTTGCATTAAACTCTTTGCCTGTCAAGTACGCTTCCATAGCATTACTGTAACCGACAACATTCTTTGCAAATTTACGAATGCCGGATATATCACTTTTACTGCTGATGTTGGCTTTCGCCATATTCTCATAATCTGATGCCATTTTTTGATACAGGTCATCAAGATATTTTTTGTTTTGTGCCGATGCTTTCATCGTGTTTATACCTGATGAAATCGCACCAAATGCAAAGGCTACGCCAATATCCTTTGCCATTTCTTCAGCAGTAGGTCTGTATTCTTCCGGGTAAAGAAAATAAGTAGATGCAACCTTACCACCTGCAAATGCAGCAGAAGAAAAGCCGTTGCGTATCATTTCAGGAATTATTTTATGCTGTAAGCCTTTGTTAAACAAAATCTTTTCGCCAATAGCTCCGACTTTGCTACTAACAGCACCGCCGACTGCACCGCCTACAAAGTTTGTTCCTGTGCTTACTAAAACATCTTTCAAGCTACCGCCGTCAAAAGCGGTTTCCGTACCACCTGCAACGGCGAAAGTAATACCACTGTTAATAGCAGATTGCACCCACTGTGGACTGCTTGAAATCCATTTAACGCCTTTTGTTGCTGCACTAACGCCTTTTCCCAAAGCACCGAGAGTAACAACAGAACCGACAATATCACCGCCGATGTTAGCGATTTTGTGTTCATTGACAGTTTTTGCATATACATCTGACGGTTTTACCAAATTATCAGGATTTAACCCTGCCTTTTCGTATTGGTATTCTGTACTCCAATCAGATAAAGCACTGATACCGCCGAAAGACAAGCCATCTGCAAAACCAACAATGCTTGACATAAACGCACCCATATCCGTCTGTGCCAAATCATAGCGTATATTATTGTTTGCAAGCTGATACAACACTTCCATATCTGCATCTTCTTGGTCAGTTGATAATTTCTTACCGCCGATACCCAAAAAGCCGCCTTTATAGTTAGGTGTGAAATATGTACGCATTGAACCGTCAACACGCATAGTATGGTTATGTTCTGCCGCCCACTTGATTAAATCGTCATAGTCGAAATCGGCAGGGTCAATGCCGTATCTTGCAAAAGTCGGATTACTGTTTATGCGTTCCTCTTTTGCTTTATTTTCTGCATACACTTTGAAATCCGAAATAGCTTTCTTTTCTGTTTCAGAATGGGGGGTGTAACCCTCAATAGTGTTGTTGGTAAAAGCTCTGTACGCATCATAACTGATTTTACCAAATTCTGTGCCGTCTTGTGATTTTAGAGTGATACCCGGATGTTTTCTGTATTCCGCAATAATATTTTTTTCAGCATCATTCTTTGCTTTATAGCTGTCGAGAGTTCCACCCTCGACAGCTTTATAAGCATCATAACTGACATCACCGAAATATTTACCGTCTGCGGATTGCAAACGCCAAGGAACACTCTCGTTCGGTACAGTTCTAAAACCGTACTTTTTATTTGTTCCGGCAAGGTTAAAACCGTTAGGTTTATCGTTTTTACTCGCCATAATATCTACTCCTTTTTTTCGGTTTATTTTTTAACCATACCGCCGTACTGACCTTCGTGGGATGATTCGTCATACCAAGTTACACTGCCGTCATCCTTTGTTCTGTCCCTGTACTGATTCAACCAATCAGTAGAAACATCAAACGCCTGACAGATTTTTGTTGCATCATCAACATCAATATTGTATTTTTCGGTATTAGTTAAGATAAGCTGCTTTAATCCCTCGGGAGTTATAGTTTCTTTACCCTCATAAATAGGTTTGATAAATCCCTCAATAAATGCTCTTTTTTCTGTTTCGTTTACAGGCCACATACTCAGAAGAACATTATATGCCGCATAGTCATCGCCGCTTGTTTGATATTTTGCAGTTTCCGCAATAACCTCTTTTTCGCCCTGAACCTGTGCGTTTATCTGATTCAAAGCAGATGCAGCTTCTTTGTCAGCAAGAGTGAGCTTTGTATCGTTATCACCCTTTGCGATTTTTTCAGCACTTTCAATCTGCTGTTTTGTCAAGTCATAGTCTGCTGTTCTCTGCGGCTGAATGTATGACACATCACCCTGATTCAAATACTTGCCGTATTCAGAGAAATTACCGAAAATCTTTAAGCCACGCAGTATAGCATATTTGTTGGCAAGTTCAGTATTGCCCTGTGCCTTTGCATTATTGATAAGTTCCTGAAAATCCGTGTCGTTATATTCAGCTTTGAGCTTTCCGTTTTCATCGACAAAGTTTTTAAGAAAAGCATCGTTTTGGATAGCCCATTCAGCAGGTGTATATCCTGAAACGGCAGCCTGTTCGGATTTTCTCGCAACATCGTTATTTTTCGCAGTTTCGTCCTGATTGAATACTCTGTCGATGTTTATACCCATATCAGAAAGTAACGCCCTTGCGTGGTCTAATTTCTGTTGATGTGCTTCAAGTGCAACCATTTGTCCCTGATTGATTAAAGTAGATTGCTGACGAAGTGCATTAGCAGCAGCAAAGCTGTCTATATTGCCACCGTTAGAACCTGCATTGTCTGCAACCTCGTTATCTCTGCCCTGCAAACCTGCAAGGTCGTATTTTGCAAGGATTGCCTTGCCTGTTTCTGTTTCAAAGGGATTTGTTTTCTTCAAATCCTCATATTCCTGATTATATTTTGCAAACAGTTTTTCATTTTCCTGATTAACTGCTGTTGAGGGGGAACGGACTGTGCCGCTTCTGCTGATATAATCATTAAAAGCGTTATCGAGAACCGATGTATCAGACCAATAGGAAACGCCGTCAACAACCGAATCGGGAGTACCTATCTTTTTACCACCGAATGAAACCTCACCTGTAAGGTTATCCCAACTAATCAATTTATCGACATCAGTTTGCGACATACCTTTTGACTGTCCCAAAGAGTACAGATAATCTCTTGTTGAGGTTTTACCCATTTTCGCCCACTTGTCATTTATGGACTTTGCCTGTGCATAGTTAGAAGCAGTGAGTTGGTCGGCAATATCGCCGTAGCCGTTGCTTCTTAACTGTTTATAGTATTCCTGTGCCTTTGCAGCAACACTATTTTTTGTAGCCGTATCACCTGCGTTATTTGCACTATCCCACTGACCTTTCAGCTTGTATATCGCATTTACCGCAGAATATGGATTATACGCCATAGCCGTTTTCACTCCTTTTTAATATCTTCTTGCTTCAAGGAAATCGCTCCTGTGATCCACATTTATTATTGAAACACCCTTACCGGGATTTGACTTTGTGTTTTTACTGCCCCCGGAAGAATGTATCATTTGACCGTTGCCGATATAAATACCAATGTGGCTTGCATTTCCATTCTTACCGAAGAAAATCAAATCGCCCGGCTGCATATCAGCTTTACTTACCGATGTGCCGTAGCTCCTGTAACCCTGTGCAGTTGTTCTGCCGACATTATAACCTGCATCTTTCAGTGCGTTATATACAAAACCGCTACAATCCATACCGCCCTCTGACATACTTTCACCGCCCCAAACATAAGGCGTTCCTATGTAGTTTTTAGCAGCATTTACTATATTGCTGTCTGACTGCGGAAGATTGCCACCTGAAGATGCGAAAGAGGTAGGAGTGATGCCGTTGCCTGTCTGTATAGGCGTTGCGGTTACAGTAGGCGAAAGACCTGTTGCTTGCTGTATAAAGTCTTTCGCCTTTGCTGATACGCTTCCGTTATCGAGTATTTTTTGATAATCTATGTACGGATTTACAAGACCACCGTCTTTGTTAAGAAAAGGATTGATAATACCTGAAGCTTTTTCATTCCCGGAATTAAGCACCTTTGATACTTTATTCCTAAATGACGGGACCGTATTGTCCCAATTATCTTTTATTTTCAGGATATTGCTCATTTCAATCACTCTTTCTGTTCGGTATCTTTTTTAGTATTATTAAGTTCGTAAACAGCACTTTCAATCAGGTTTTTCAAATCTTCTTTAGGGATTTTGAATTTTGCTGAAATCCAATCCACAACATAATCAAATTTTTCTTTACCCTGACCGGGTGCTTTGTAAATCTGTTCTGCCGCTTTAACGGCAATTCTTACCCATTTGAGGACTTTTTCATCACGATAGGTAAAGAATAAGTACACTGCAATTAAAAGCAGAATAAGGGGCAAAATCACGCCCAAAATAACATTAACAATCATAGCTGTTCTCCTTTTTCTCTTTTGCTTTCTTAATTCCGGCTAAACTCCAAAGCTCAACCGTTGTGAACGAGAACCACGCAGCAATTAAGCCTGTCGGTTCGCACGATGTTTTACAGAAAATTATCAGCACAGCAACAGTAAACAGAACATTCAGAGCGATTACCACTGAAACAATAACCTTACTGAAAACGCTTGATTTTTTCTTTTTAGCCATTGCCATTCACCAACTTATACAGAATCCAATAGAGCGACATAAACTCAGGATTGTTTTTTGCTTTATCCAAAGCTTTGACGGCTCTCTGAACTTCGGTAATTTCAATTTTGTGCTTGCCGTTCATAAGCTCCCACACGATGTCGTTACCTGATTCAAGCTTCTTTGCTGCCACTTTTTCATAAGTGATATAGGGCATTTTGCCGTGTTTCGTCCAATTTCTTCTGTTGTAGCCAGCCTTTGTGCAGTTACAAGCTGTAATCTGTACGCAGTTTTTCCAAGCCGGAGTACATTCAACAGCAAGTCCGTCACCGATATACACACCGATATGACCGGGACACCACACCGCTTCGCCAATTTCAAGGTGCGAAAAGTCTGTGGAAACATTAAGGCATTTTGCAATCATACCGTCAGCACTGATGTCAGGAACACCATTAACAGCATATTTTGCACCGCCGTATGTTTTTGTTTTATCGCCGTTCCAACCCCACAGCACGCCCTTAATGAGATTTACACAGTCAAAGCCGAATGTATCAGCCGATGCACTGTTTATCATTGTTTGTCGTGCGGCTTTTTTGTTGTAGGAATGGTTATTACAATACCTTGTTTTGTTTGCTGCATTAAGGGGAGCACCGAAGCAACCCATAACATACAGCGTTTTATAATTCTTTGCAATGTCAATCAACTTTGCAACAAGTTCAGTATTTTTCATTTTCTCAACTCCTTTACGATACAACTTCCCAAGTTCTAACCTCTTTGTAAATATCGTCTATAAACGAATTACCTTTGAGAGCTTTATACGCTTTATAGAGAAATACAAAATTTTCTTTTTCGTACTGCCTGATTATCTGCCTTTCTCGGTTGTGGTAGTAGATACGCAGCATTTCACTACGAAGCTGACACCTCATTCCGTCAGACAGTTTGCGAATCCACGCAATAACAGGGACAATCACACTCAAAAGAATGCCTATCTCTGTTATCAGTGCAGTAGCAGGTGTTAAATCAGGCATTATTCATTCGCTCCTTTTTCCGCATCTAACAACGCCTGTACCGCTTTTCTCAAAGCCGCCGGAACATCGTCAATGGTTTTTAGTCCTTTTTTGATTAAGTTTGCATAAACTTTAGCCACTATTCAGCACCCCCGATTGTTTCGTAGATTTCACACAATGCAAGCTGTGTGTCTGTCAGGTCGTTACCTAACTGCTCATTCTGCTTTGCCATAAGCTCAATGTATTCGTCCTTGCCGTACTGAACCTCTGTATAGCTGAATAAGTCCTCAACAATTTTGCCGTCTTTTTCAACCGGGACAATATCTGTATGCACATATACTGTATCTTTCCCGATAACCAAAGCCTTTGCCTGTTCAGAGTTGCCTTGAACTGTTCCTATAAGTTTCACTTAAACCGCCGCCTTTCGCTTTATATTTTCTTGATAATACTTTTCAAGTGTTGGTTGGAGTGGTGCGATGTACTTTTGCATTAGCCTGAAGCCGTCACACCAAGTCAACCAACCTTTATATGAATTGGCTGAACACCACTCACTGTATGAGATGTTAAGACCTTTTTGGATTTTCTTCTTTATGTTAAGCATTTTCCGCTTAAAGTTTTTGCAGGTGGATTTCCGCAGGAGCTTATATCCGTAGAAATGTCTATAACCTACAAAGTCAACGCCCCTGATGTCTGTCGGAAACACCTGCCAATTATCTTTTACAGACAATTTCAAGTTGTTTTGCAGGTATTCTTCCATATCACGGAGCAGGGCGTGCAAAAACTCTTTAGATTCATTATAAATCGTTATATCGTCCATATATCGGACAATATACTTTACACGCTTAATTTCTTTCAACCAATGGTCGAAATATGCCAAGTAGAAATTTGCAAGGTATTGAGAGAGGTAAGAGCCAATCGGAACACCCTTTTCACCGGGCATACTGTCAATGATTTTGTCTAATAATTCAAGTAAATCATTGTCCTTAAACTTTTTCCGCAGCATCGTTTTTAATATCTCGTGATTGATGTTAGGATAGAATTTGTTGACATCAATTTTCAGGCAATAAGCCGTTCCCGGTCTATCTTCCATATATTTGTCTGTTAATCTCGATGCTTTGTGTATGCCACGCTTTTTAAGCGATGCACAGGTAAAGTTTGTAAATACTTTTCTGAATATAGGCTCTATCTGTAAAAGAATCGCCCATTGTATAATTCTGTCGGGGAAATATGGGAGCTTTGCAAGCTCTCTTTCTTTGCCCTTATCCATAATTTTGCGATATGTATATGGACTGACATTATAGGTTTTATTTATCAGCATTTCCCGAATTTGACCGAGGTAATAATCAGGGTTGCTGTCAACCATTTGTACCGCCTTATAGTGGGATTTATCTTTTCTTGCGTTCTTATGTGCAAGACGAAGATTATCCATATCGCAGATTTTATCGTATAAATTTCCGTATCTTTTCACTAACTACACCTACTTTTTGATGTTTGTTTTACCGAGCTTTCGACATTTAAGCTACTAACACGGTGTGAACCTTTTTATGTTTTGCCAAGAGGCAAGGCAATTACAGTTATATTCCAAAATAAAACATTGAGTGGCCGCCGATATTGTCATCGGTATTGTCGGGATTATAATTGACATTCAGTTGAAAAGCACCTGCATTCGCACTGTCATTGAAATAGCCGCCAAAGACAGGTACATAGCCGTCATTGAAATTCGTATAATCCTAAAAGAGCCAAGAAGCCAAAAGGTTCTTAATTCTTTTATAATACTGAATCGTAGTATCAACCGTTCTGTAATTGCCTGTGAGTATTTATGTCGTTGTAGCAACCTACAAGAACATCAAGCGGCCGCCGATACCGTCAACGGCAACGTCGGGATAACA